TAGAATTGAAAACACTCTTTCTCAACAAAGAGCAGTTTTTATTTTGATGCTAAATAACGAAAAACAAATTACTAAACTTGAGTCTGTAATCAACCGACTACAAGTAAATTACAAACCTAAACAATACATCATATTTCACGATGAAGCTGATACTGTAAATAAAGCAGACAATGGTGCCCTAGATGCTCCACTGTCTCATAAAAAATGGAATAGTCTTTTTGCTACAATTTCAGCAAGAAATGAAATAGTAAAAAGATTCTGGGTGTCTGCTACTCCTGAAAACTGCAGCAGCATCGGAAACATTACTGGAAAAGACATCGTGGTCCTACCAGTTCCTGAAAACTATGTCAAGGTCTCTGAAAATATTAGCTGGGATGGTTGTAGCGATGAAAAGCTTGGATATGAAATAACCAGAGTAAAAATTTCTAGAAACGGAGAAGTTATTCTATACTGTGTAGATAAGAAAAAAGAAGAACAATCTGAAATGGCTAGAAAAATCAGCAGTAAATTCAATTGCACTAGTGTTTGCTACAACGGGGATGGCTCTCTTGTATATAGAAATGGTAGACTTATAGAAAAAGTAACTTCTGATATCTCCAGTATAATTGATAGATATGTACCAAACGTAGTAGTCGGATATATCTTAATGAATAGGGGGATTTCTTTTGTGGCTGGACCAGTTGGTAGAAATTTACCACCAACTGCTACTGTGATGTTTTATTCTGGAGGCTCTACTACTCATATAGTTGGAATAGCTCAAAAGTTTGGTAGAATCTGTGGAACAAGCAGACCAGACATTCAAAGAAGAGTGGTTTATTGTGCAGACAGCGTATACGAAGATTACAAATCTTATCTAAAAAACCAAGAAGAGATATTTAAGAAATTATCAGGCGCTGGTATGGAAATGACAATGGCAGAAATCTTGGAAGAATCCGGTCAAGCTTTGCCAGTTAGAAGAAGTCTGGATAGACCAGCTCTAAAAATAGTAAATAAAGAATATTCTAGTTCCAGTAGCTCTACAGGTGGAAGTGACAGCGACACCGAATACGACGCCAACAAGATGCATAGACTAGTAGATAGCTGGAAATCGGTTAGCAATAACACTGCGATTGCTCGGCTGTTCCGAGATATGCTTGCTTCAGATGGTAATAAAATGGAATCTGACTTGGTGAAGACGAGACTATCTACACAGGCGACTACATTTTATACTAATCTCACTCAAATAAGACATTCTGCTGGTTACAGCTTGATATTCTCAAAAAATAGAACGCATCACTACATCAAACAAACAGTCATCGATTATTACAACACTTTATAAATCTTTATATACAATCAATTGCTTCTCTTAATATTTTTTTTAAAACATTCACGCTCATAGAATTTCCTAACTGTTTCATTAGCTGACTATCTGTAACTACTTGTTTAAAATTGCTGTTGAACCCTTGGAGTCTGAGAGCTTCTTTAGGTAAAAGGTTCCTATTTTGTTTTATTATCATAAATTGCCGACAATTTGTGTCCAAAGTCGGAGATACAAATTCAATCGGGAAGTAATAATTATCTCTTTTTATGATTTTTGTATTTTCTTTTATTTTGTGTAAATTTTTTAAATAGGATCCCTCTACACCGCCTGATAAATGGACCTTTGTATCTACAAGTATACTCTCAAATGTTTTCATTTTACATTCTTTTGGTTTTTGGTATTCTTTTTTTTGTAAATCCCTTCTTATACATACGAAGTAAACTCTTTCTCTGTTTTGAGGTAGACCGTAATTTTTAGTGTTATATAAAGAGTGATATACGTTGTATCCTAATGTTTCTAGAACGATTAATAGATTTTTCATAGGAATTCCTTGTTCTATATTAACAAAACCTCTTACGTTTTCTAGAATACATATCTTTGGTCTACTGTTTTTTATAGTATCTATCATCTTTGGTATTATACACGCTCTTGGATCTTTTGTACCAAGTCTATTTCCCATGGTCGAAAACGATTGACACGGGAATCCGCATACATACAAATCAACGTGTGGTAGTTCTTTATTGTTTCTTTCAAGCATATCTATATAAACTTTTTCTGGTTTTTTGTAATTTGCGTCGCTAGACATTCTAGCATATTTATCTATCTCACAATTCCATTTTTGAATAAATGGAATTTTCATCTGTTTTAGAGCTTGTATAGGTGCTTCTATACCGGAACAATCTGTTCCTATTGTTATCATCTTGTAGATTTATAAAGAAAATAAAAGAGGAAAAATTTCTACAAAAATCAGCAGTAAATCTTCTACTTTTTTCTTTTATATATTATATGAAAGACCTACCACCAGAGTTAGTATTGCAGATATTATTAAATTCGTCTTCTGTGAAAGATTTAAAAAATATATGCAAAGTATCTTCATATATTAATCAAATTTGTAAACAAAATATTGATTATATTTCAAGAAAACTTTTATATAAATTATACAAATATAAAAACGTTCAACGACCAAATTACTTGGTAAACTTTATATACAATAACGATAAAATCGATATCAAGAGATATAACTTTTTAATCATATTGCTTGATTTTCATCTTAAAGATATGTTAGAAAATGGATTGAAAGCTATATATGTAAACGAAGATGAAGTATCTTATATAAATGACACGAAATACACAAATAGTTATGTTTACTTTATCACTGATAAAGGCAGGGAACCTTTCTGGAAAAAATTGAAATCTTCTATGAATGAAGAAAAGCAGATTAATAAAGAAAAGCAGATTAAAAAAGTAACATATGAAATAATTGACAGCAAACGAAGTCTGCAAATGAAAAAATATAAAAAGTTAGGCTATTTAGTGATGACTTAAAGAATAATTTACATTAGTTACAATGGGATTGACCGACGCCGTTTTAGTTTCCATGGCTTTGATCCCGCAAATGACCGTAATCGCCTATATGTATTTAAATTATGATAAACACAAACATCTTGAAACCGAAGAGATAACAAAAGAACAAGACCTTGTTTCAAAGTATGTCAAAAAAATCGAAGACCTTGAGATCGAATTGGCCGATCTAAGAGTATACAAGAGATTATGGAACTCTAAATTTGGAGAATCATACAAAGAATAATTGATAAAGATGATTTAAAAAACCAATAAGAACTAGAACTCTTAAAATATTTTTTACGAGGTCTTCATTGACTCCGAAATAGTCTTTGTAAATAAGAGACATAATAAGTGGAAAAACTACTAAAATATGAAAAACGTTAACTGCTTTGTGAGATGTAAATTCCATTATACATTTCACAAATAAAATAAATTTTTAAATTAAGCTACTACTTTTTGAATCTTGACTCTGTATGGTATCATAGCACCAGAACCCCCGGTGAATGCTGGTTTATGTTGTAATTTAACAGTTTCTCCAGTTCCCCATGTAGCATCTACTCTCTGATTGGCTGAACCCTTTGAACCAGCAAGTCTATTTACGGCACCTCCAATACCACTAGAAGCTACAGCAAATACTGAAAATGCTCCGCCCACTGCTCTTAGGAATGAACCAGCTCCTGAAGATGCTTGAACAGCATCCACTAAAACCATATAAGCTCCTGTAGCAGAAGTGCTAATAGCAACGGTAGTCAAAGCATTGTCTGGAAGAAGAATGATTTCAGTTACATCAGGGGATGCTCCACCAATTAAACCATTATTAATATTTACACCTTCGATGGTCACACCTTGGTCAAAAGTAGTTTCGTTGATATAATTTACGTTAATAGTAGATGTAGCTGGATCACCATTAGCATTCACTGTGATAGATCCAGATTCAAGAGAGGCATAACGTTGGACTAAAACAGTAGAAGGACCTGGTTCAGAGATAGGATCTGGTGCAATATTAGTATAGGCAAATACCCACTTGTCGGCACTTTCATCGTAAAAGTTAGCAATGTAAGGAGAGTTATATATGGTGTATCCATCTCCGTTGATGGATGCTGTTCCTCCTAGATCTAAACCATCTGTAAAACCTGTAACGTTGTCAGCAGTCATATACAAAGTTGCGAGTCTATTACTTCCGGTGTAATCTTTGATTCTTCTAATTTTACCAATTTGAGTTCCACTTGTTATTTTAATCCACATACCGTTATACGCATCATCCACAGAACTTGCAGTTGAATTCAATCTCAGAGTATCTGGACCAAGAGTAGAAGCAGCAATAGAACCAGTGATAGTATCCGTCGAACCTACTACGTTAGTTTGAGCACTGCTCAAAACAGCAACTGACCCTGAACCACCAGTTCCACTGGAAAATGACAAAATAGTTGGTGCCCCTGTAAGCCCAGTTCCTGTAAGAGTCATACCAACTGCGAATGTTCCAGTAGCAACAGTTGTCAATGTAAGATTAGTTGCTCCAGAAATGGTCCATAAAGTAGAAGTTGCTGCTCCAGACTGAAGTGTAGAACTTATGGCACCTACTCCTGTGTCGCTCACTACGTCTCCAGCAGGCCCAGAGTTAGTAGGAATTTGATTTCTTCTAATAACTAAACCACCATCATTTCCTAATTCTCCGCCCCCAGAGTTCAAAACTATAAGATTATCTTCTACTAATAAAGTCTCGGTATTCACTGTAGTTGTTACACCGCTAACAGTAAGATTTCCTGAAATAGTAGTAGTAGAAGTGGCAGTTCCAATAGTGACTGGAACACCTGGGGTGTTTGTAGCTATAAAGACACCGTTAACAGCATCTGTAGTATCTATATTTACCTGTCCTGCGGCGTCAATATCTATCCCACCCACTGAAGCATTTACTCTTATAGCATCAGTCAAGCTAGTTCCGGTAGAAGTAAGATACAAGGACGAATCAGTGTTACCAGTTACTGCGATTGTTAGGTCTTGAGCTGCACCGCTTGTAGCGAGACTGAAATTACTTGCTGCCCCGATAGCGTCAATGGAGACAATTCCTTGGGAATTTATATCTATACCAGCCGTACCAGAATCTATATCTATCCCGCCCGCTGCGTTAGATCCGTAAATTCTGACAGCATCTGCTGCTGCCTGATTAGATTGAAGAATTAATTGGCCTCCAGTGTTATTTACAGTGAGAGGTTGAGTTCCAGTTACGGTAATGTTAGAAGCTGTTGCTCCATCTATAGAAAATCCTGCTGTGGTATCTGCTGCTATACCCCCAGATCCTGCGTCAATTTTCACCCCTCCGGCTACGTTTGTTGCTTGAATATAAACAGCATCTGATACTGCCTCTCCACCAGCAACCAGAACAGACCCTAAAGTAGAATTTACGGTTAAATCAAAAGCACCAGTAACTGTGAAATTACTTGCTGCCCCAGAATCAAGAGAAATAGTTCCAACAGAATCTGCTGTTATACCAGAAGCATCTGCGTCTATATCAATACCACCAGCAGTGGATGTGATTTTAATAGCATCTGCACCAGTTCCTGAAGAGCTCATAAGGATACTTGAATTGGAAGTTCCAGTTAGAGATATAGTTAAATCTTGTGCGTCGGCATTGGTAGCCAATGACAGATTAGATGCTGTGTTTTGAGCATCAATAGAAAATCCACCACCGGTTGCCAAAACATCGAAACCACCAGTCCCAGCATCTATATCTATACCACCAGCAGCATTAGTTGCCGCGATAGTAATAGCGTTAGACCCAGCCAAACCACCTTCTACGATAGCTCTACCGGCAGTAGTATTTACTGTGACATTTCCGCTTCCAACTACGGTAAAGTTACTTGAGGCATTTGCGTCCATTGTGATAGCAGACCCGGCATTTACATCAAAATTAGAACCTGGATTTACCTGAACATTATTCGCGGTGGCATTGATAGTTACTCCAGTAGCTCCTGTGACTGCCACCGTAGTAGAGTCTGAGATAACCGAAGTTGCTGTTTCACCTCTCATCGTAAGGGTTCCGGCTTGAGAATCGATATTGATATTTCCAGATGTTGTTGTGAAAAAAGAGGTTGCCCCGGCTGTCAATTCAATAGCAGCCGCAGGAGAAAAGTTAACTTTGTTTGATCCAGTTACTGCGAATTCAGCATCGGTTGTGTCAATTGTTACTTGATCAAGGGTTGTAGCACCATTTACGTCTAACCCACCACTGGCTCCTGGAATATATAAAAAACCAAGACCAAGTGAGGTATCTAAACCAGGACTGATATTTACATCACCCTGGATATGAACTTGTTTAGGATCAGACATTTATAATAATCTTTAAGAAAATAATTTTAAAAAAAACCCAAACGCGTGCGTTTTATTTTGATTTTTATTTTATTTTTAGATTGTAAAAAATGACAAAAACTATTGATATAATATCAATTATTGATAAAAATCCTGTGATAAAATTGTCAAATGATTATCAAAACAAATTAATTCGCAAAATTGAACAAAGTTTTACAGAATCTCAACAAAATTTGTTTGTTGGTAGCTTCTATTGTTATTTGAATTACGATTGTAACAAGGATTTTGTCATAGAATTGAGAAATGTATGGAATTGGCTTGGGTTTTCAAGAATAGAACATTGTAAAGTCGTTCTTGTTAAAAATTTTGTTGAAAATATTGATTATACAGTAGAAGTAATTGGTAGTAAAAAAAGCGCTCCTTGCGGAGCCCCGATACATGAAGCAATTAGCGCTACCGAAGTTGCGGTAGCCCCGATATATGAAGCAATTAGCGGATCTTCAAAAATAAGAGGGTGCGCCGGTCAGAACAAAGAGAAAATACTTTTAACAGTTAAAACTTTTAAAAAACTGTGTATTAAAAGCAACACTAAAAAAGCAGACGAAGTCCATGAATACTTTGTCAAACTTGAAGAACTATTGTTCGAGACATTAAATGAAGAAACAAATGAACTACGACTTCAAATATCAAAAAACAGTAAAGAAACAAGCATAAAATTAAGACAAAAAGAAGATGCTATAATAGCTCAGTTCCCTGAAAATGAGATGTGTATTTACATAGCAGACATAGGGATAGTAGATGGCGAGCATCTTATTAAATTTGGGGAAAGTAATAATCTGAAACAAAGAGTAACTTGCCATAGAAGAACATTTGAAAACTTTGAAATATTGACAGCATATAAAGTAGTAAATTCTAAAAAATTTGAAAACAAGTTAAAGGAAATTGTAGATATCAAATATAGAACCAGGGTTAAGGAAATTTCAGGAAAAAATACAGAAGAATTGATAGCTGTAGATGAAAATTTTTCGATCAGCGATTTAGATAAAATAATCAAGAATTTGATAGAAAAACACTGCACTACCGAGACGTATTTAGCAGACATAGAATTAAGAAAAATGGAAATCCAAGCGCAAATCTCAGAATCACAGGAAAAAACTAAACAGATGCAGATAGAATTAGAAATCTTAAGATTAAAAGGCTGCGTTCCTCTAGAAGTTCGAACCCCTGCTACTCCTCCCCCATTTTTGGAATTTTTACCAGAACTTGAAAAAAACAAGGGTTCTAAAATTTTGCTTTTGAATATTATAAAAAGGTGTCAAAACAGCGGTGCAAACAGATGCAATGGATATGGAAATTACAACGGATACTCGAAAGAGTTCAAAACAAGAGTAGAACAAGAAATAAAAACAAACTTTGGGCTGTCTGCTGTAAAAAACAACGGGAAGATTTATTATATTAACTTGAGATTCAAAGAACATACCTCTTTCTACTCCAAGAGCGTATATTCTAATTTTGTTTCAAAATTTGTAAAAATTTTACCAGAAAACGTCAGGTATGAAAAGATACCCCCAGGTCTTTTCAAATATAAAGTAAATTATGACGATTTGCTTCAAATGTTTATAGATTATACTGTAGATATAGAATCGCTATATGATTCTCTGTGTCCTAGTGGACCTACTGTTTTATTCAAGAATGAATTTATAGAACAAATATGTAGTATTTGCGAAGTAAAAGCGCCTAGTTATTCGAGTAAAACTATCAAGTATTTCAATGGAATAATTTTAAAATAAATTCGGAATTTTTACTTATTTATTTTATGGAGTATCGTCAAGGGACTTTATGTCAAAAATCACATCACCATATGGAAAGCCATTGAAAGGTATTTCCAATAATAGTTCAGCTTCTGGTGGAGACACAGCTGCAGCTGTTATTACAGCTATTTCTAGCGGATCAATAACGATGAATAATATAGAAATCGCTGGTGGAACAATTAATAATGTAACGATTGGTATAGATGGCGGAGGTCCGATTAACGCAACTACTATAACTACTGGTGCCCCGACTGGGGTTGGTTACGATGTAATATTTTATGGAGATACTGTAGGCGAGTATGCAAGTTGGACAGCAAGTCTGGGACTGTGGACTGTAAGCGGGGATATACTAACTTATGGGATAACGGATTTAGGGAATATAAGAATAGCAGGAAATACTATATCTTCCACGAATATAAACGGGGATATAATTCTGGATCCGTCTGGGACTGGATGCTTTGTGGTGAATAGCTGCATAGACCAAAATTCTACTTCCGGTGATGTCTCATTTAATGTAACAAACGGCGTATTCGATGCTATTTCTTCGGGGAATGTAGGATTGACGAGCACTGCCGGGGAGTTTAACATAATTTCACAGCAAGAGGGAAGTCTAGTGTCAAATAACGGTGATATAGTAATTGCATCTGGCGCTTCTAAAATTACGAGTCTAATAACGAACATTTCAACTGGAAGTTCTCCGACTATAACGACAAGTTCTCAACACAATCTCGAAGTTGGAGACAATCTCCGTTTTTCAAGTACCAATAGTGCCCCTATTATAAACGGAGACTACTCGGTGACTCAAGTATTAGATTCAACCAGATTTAAAATTACTCCAGGGTTTGTTGTTACATCTAGTGGGACATCTGGATTCTTTACTAAAAACACAGATATATACCTTAATTCTGCCGGCAATATCAATATACCATATGATGTCAAATTAACTTTTGGTTCAGATTCTAATTATCTTTTAACTACAAATTCACCGCTGGATGAATTTAGTTTGGTATCAGCATCAGATATTAACTTGACCCCAGGTATTAACGGTGACATTAATATACCAAGTAATATTGGCCTAACTTTTGGGTCAGATTCGCATAAGATAGAAGGAAGCGGGTCTGGCATACAAGTAACAAGCTCTAATGTCTCGTTCACAGATCCTATTCTAAAATTAGATAGTTCTACTCCCCTAAGTAATAATGGTAAAGATAAAGGTATAGAATTTAACTACTACGACACTTCTCAGAAACTTGGGTGGTTTGGTTACGACAATTCAACAGATTCCTTTACTTTTTTCAAATCTGCTACCAATACTTCAGAAGTTATATCTGGAACACTTGGTAATGCATCTTTTGCTACTGGTAATTTTACATCACTGATTGGTGGTAATATATCGTCTTCTCAGATAGATACCTGTAATATTAACTGTAGCGGGCTTCTAACTTTAAACGGAGGCCTTGGTATAAAACTGAATGCTCCGAGCGGGCAGAGTATCATAATACCTCAGGGAACTTTTTTGAAATTTGGCGAAACTGGGTCGCCAGCCTCGGTTATATACAAGGAAGCTTCTGGAAATGACCTTGTAATACAAAGTCAGAGTCAAATATTTTTAACTCCGGCGAGTGGAAGTGACGTTATATTACCTACTCTTAGCGGTCTAGTGCTGAATGGCGAAAATGGGTCGCAAAATATCAAAAGTATATCCTCGACTGAGATGACAATTAGTAGTTCTTCTTTCCTGAATCTGTCTCAGATATCCGGAGGTGTTAGATTAAATGAAGGTTTGCCTCTTATACTTAATCAAAACGAAACTACTAAAATTTCTGGAGATTCTTCTGGTAATTTGCTTGTTAATGCAGAAAACAGCATAAATCTTCTACCTAGTAGCGGTCAAGTAACTATACCAGTATCTAAGAGAATTGAACTCGGTAGTCCTACAAGTTATATAGGAAGTACTTCGACAAATGTAGTTGTCTTGAATACTCCTGGAACTTTTACATCCAGTAGCGGTGGAAACACTACAATATCAAGTTCTTCTGCTGATATTAATTTATCACCATATGGATCTGTGATTTTACCAGAAACAAAGGCTTTACAGTTCGGGGATCCGACAGAATATATAACAAGCAGTTCTTCTGGAAACTTGACATATGCCAGTTCTGGTTCTCAGAATATAAACAGTGGAAGTAGTATTAATTTGTCACCTTCTTCGTTTGTAAGCATTCCATATACAAAACCTCTGCAGTTTGGTTCGTCTAGCGAGAGTATATCAGGAACTTCTGGTAATCTGTTGCTAACTGCTGGAACTACTACAACGAGCGGTAATTTAACAGTAAATGGTGGAAATACTAGTATACACAGTAGTTTAGTCACTTTTGATGACCCTATACTTACATTAGGTCTTGGGGTAGTAGACAACAAAGATAGAGGTATAGAATACAGGTATTCTACGAAACTTGGCTACTTTGGGATGGATGACACTGATAAAACATTCATGTATATACCTGATGCTGTAAATACTGGAGAAGTTATATCGGGTGCTCTTGGTAATGTCAAATTCGGGTCTGGTAGTTTTACAGGCCTCAACTTGAATGGTGGTAATATTACACAAGTTAATACATTGAGTTCTAGTGGTCAGCTAACTATCCAACCCGGGAGCGGTAGCGATTTGGTGTTAGCAGTAGATAGCGGGAGAAACGTGAGTATACCAGTAAATGTAGATTTACTTTTTGGCGGAGAGACAAACAAAATATACTCTGATGGTACGGATCTTCATATAGTTGATAGCTTAGTAGTAGACGGGGGAACAGTAATAAACGGTGATTTAACTGTTACTGGTAATATTAATATAACTGGTGGGACTACTGTTAATTTGACGGTTCAGAGATTTTCAGTATCAGGCGGAAGTTCTCAAAGCCCAAACAGTTCTTCCAATGCTACCTTTATTACAGTTAATTCTAGTGGTATAGCAACAGGAGTTCTACCGGAGGCAAATATAGATGGGTTTTTGAAAAATATATGTATTTCTTCGCTTTCTACGGGAGGTTCATATGAATTACTGTTTCCGACTGGCCGTCTTTTGGATCCGGGAACTGGGACAACGGTTGCTAAAAAGATGATATTTGATTGTCCAGGGCAGAGTGTCCAATTACTATGGGACAACTCTTCTGGATTTTATATAATAACACAGGGAGGTGCAGAAGTCGTGCTCGCTTAATTTAATTGTGATATAAGTTCTTGCTTGGATATACTTCTTGGCCCGACTGTGTTATCACACTCGAAAATACATGAATCAAAATCCAAATCCTGTATTACGTGTATGAAGTAGTGAGATTCTTTGGATAAATTTTGGATATCGCTGTATATGAATTTTCCTGCGTTTGCTCCTACTCTTCTGAATGCTACTACTCGTTTGTCGATTGTCTCGCATTTTTTTATAATCTTGTATTTTGACGACTCTTGTAATTTTGGAAAAGTTTCCCTGTGATATTGTTTCTTCTCGTATACAAAGAAGGAACATGGAACATCTACTTCTGCATTTTCTATAGTGAATGCGTTCTTTGGTAGATCAAATTCTAAAATTTTATGGAAATAAAGTGGTATTTTGTCAATTCTACTTTGTTTTTTAAAGCTTTTTGGCAGCACTAGGGCAAATGTCTGTGCAAAACCTGCTATTTTCTTTATGAATTTTATAGCAAGCGACGAATTTTTACCAAATGGTGGATTTCCTACAACTAATACTTTACCAACGAATGTAGAAGTATCTAGCTCAAGAAAGTCTTGTTTTATGATATCACTTCTTTTTGGTTCTATGTCATAACCAGTTACTTTACACCCAAGCGCGTCTATAAAACTTCCTGACCCAGCAGATGGTTCTACGATCAAGTCAAAATTACTAAATTTTATTACTTTCTTGAGTTCTTCTACTAATTTTTTTGAAATCTCGGGCTTTGTATAAAAACAGTCGTTGCCGGTTCTTTTTAAACCAGTATGGGACATTTGAGTATTCATAGTTTTATAGCTTTAAACTCTTTTTTAAAAATATTAAAGTTTTTATTCGGAATAGAGCACTGGATTCTTTTTTGATTTTTGTGGTCTCTCTTCATGTTAATTTTGATTAAGTTTTCTTCTGGATATAATCTTTTACATTCTCTAATCAAGATTCTCCATTTTTCATCATCTTCTTTATTATTACTTATGCGCGACATCTTAGTTTTTATATCGTCGATATACCCGAACTTACACATATTTTTATAAGTGTCGTGATTGATGTAGAAAATCTCTTCTTTTATGACTTTTTTATCAAATTCCCATGTCCCGATTATTAGTATAAAATCTTGGTAAGTGTTGAAATTCCTGCTGTAATCTCCTAAGTATATTGGGGATTTATTTTTTCTACATTTTATCTGGACTGGTATATTGGACAGAGTATGAGCATCGTATTTAGATGTATGGTTTTGACACTTTATAAGTTTATATTTTAGTATAATGCTTGCTTCATATAAAAATCCATGATTTTGTCTACACATAAGTTTGTACATATAAGCAGTCTTTAAGCTCTCGTAAAATAAATTTTTTTTTATTATAGTGACAAAGTAATGGATTCCTTAGAATTAACAAAATTTGATATGCGCAAGATAAAACCGACTAATGTTTGCGTCTTTGTTGCCAGCAGGAATTCAGGAAAATGTTTAGCAAAAGGGACACTGGTAATGATGTACGACGGGACTGCAAAAAGTATTGAAAATATAACACAAGGAGAACTTGTCATGGGAGATGACAAAACTCCAAGGACAGTTATGTCTACGACTTCTGGGATAGACAATATGCTCAAAATAGACCACGACAATGGACTAAGTTATACAGTAAACACTAACCATATATTAAGTTTAAAAAACGATGGTTCGTGTAATACATTTGAAATAGGAGATTTTTGCGCAGTGAGATGGTTCAATAACGTTTCTATAAAAATAGAAACTAAATACTTTACATTCGACGAAGAAGATAAGAAAGAAGTATGTGACACTGCTAAAAAATTTTACGATAGTATGAGCGAAAACGCATGCGTCGATATACCAATAATGGATTATTTGGCTCTATCTAATTACAAAAGAAAGATGCTTTGTGGATATCACCTAGATGAAAATCTCGGTTTAAGTAAACTTTCTATAACAAGGGCCGGTGTTGGAAGATACTATGGTTTTGAATTAGATGGTAATCATAGATTTGTTTTAGCAAATTCAATAGTTACTCACAACTCTTTTCTTATACGGGATTTAATGTATTATCATCAGAATATACCAGCTGGCTTAGTTGTAAGCAAAACAGACAAATTAACACATTATTACGAACAGTTTATACCCCCAGTTTTAATACACGAAGAATACTCACCATCACTATTGGATAAATTATTCGACCGTCAAAATAAAGCACTCAAAGAAAACTGGCCAAATCCTCATGCATTTTTGATATTCGACGACACTATATCAGATGCTAACGTATGGAAAAGAGATACGAGAATAAAAGAAATCTTCTTCAATGGTAGACATTATAAGATATTATTCCTCTTGACTATGCAAGACCCAAAAGCTATTACTCCGGGCCTGAGGAGTAATATAGATTTTTCTTTTATACTTAGAACCCCTAATCAGGCAACTAGAAGAGCTCTTTATGAAAATTATTGTGGTATGTTTCCATCATATGAAATATTTGAAAAAGTATTAGACTCTTGCACAGAAGATTATGGTTGTTTAGTTATAGATAACACAAGTCGCTCTAATAAATTAGAGGACCAAGTATTTTATTATAAAGCTTCTGCTCATGACGATTTCCGACTGTGTTCCAACAGTTATTGGCAGAAAAAGAAACAAGTGGGTCCTGCGTCAGAATCTTCTAGAGCAACTGTTCTAAAGAATAACAAAAAATTTACAATAACTAAAAAATCTACTTAAAGACTTGTTATATTAAAACTATAGATGATGTGGTTAAAGACATTTATAATTTGTAGCATAAATCAAAAAATCCTGGAATATTCTGGAATTTCTAAAAATATCTCTAATATAACAACTTGTATCTTTTTTCAGGTATATTTTATCTACGTTACTTCAGTGCTCACTTACGAGGAGTTGTTTTATGGAATCAAAGATTTAATTGGATCTCGTTATGCACTGGAGGCGATGTATGGGTATTTTTCATACGACCTGTTACAATTATTGATCCAGGACAATTTACAAAGGACCGGGGGATATATAGCGCACCACATCGTAAGTTGCTTAATGATAGATATTATATTAGCTAAAAAATTAGAACATACGCTGTATCAAAACGCCTTTCTGTTTGCCGCAGAAGCATCTACACCTTTCTTAAATGCTAGAATTCTTTTAAAGGATTACCCTGCGTTGAAGAAGGTTAACCGAACTTTGATGAAATATGCTTATTTTTTATGCAGAGTTGTTGGTTTTCCTATACTTGCTTATCTTTATCTACAGCAAATAGAACTGGACAAGTATAGCAAGAACGCGTTGGTTGTCTCGTTTTTAGGAATATATGCTGCAACTCTTAGATGGTTCATCAAGATTGTATATTGATTTTTTTCTCAAATAGATTATATGTTTGAAAATCTATTTGGTAAAAAAGAACTTGGCGATGATAAAAATAACTTGATAACATTTCATTTAAAGTTATCGAACGTTAGTTCAATCGAGGATCTTAACGCGCTGTGTATAACAAATCCTAAAAAATGTAGAAAAAATAGACGAGAATTTTGTACTAAAACTTTAATGTTTCTAGGATACAAGAATGTAACTAAAAAAGACAATGTATGTAAAATACTACAGAAACTAATGAAAATAAAAGCTATAGTAGGTAATGAGTCTGGAACACCTAGCAATAAATTTGTTGAATGTATAGCTGAACACGCAGACGACGAACTTAAAGATTTTATTATCAAAAATGGTTTTAAAATATCTAATAAAAAGAAAAATTCTAATGTGTTACTTCTTAGAAGACCTGTTGAAATGACAACAGTTAAGATGAACAAATAACTTTCAATGCAAATTTAAATGGTCTGGTCCTGGGGTTATACCCATTCAAGTCTATTGAAATATTTTCTATGGTTGCACCCTCCATCGTAATCTTATGTTTGACTCCAGGGGTGTAATGTATAGTAGAATTATATTCTACACAAGTTGGAATATGATGAGTCAACTTTTTATCCAAGAATTCTATATTTACTGTAATATCGCTTGTATGTTTTATATAGTGTTTGTTGTTTGCTAAAAGTTTAGAGTCTTTGAGAGTATAAGTTCTAGGAGAGTATCCAAGAATATTGCATATAGAATTTTTAACTCCAAAATCTATATTGACTTGCTTCTGGTTTTGTGATTCTTTGATAGACCCTGTCAAAGATTTTTTAATGGTGCTCTGTGGTTGCGATATACATACTAGCTCTTGCACAGGGTCTATAGAAAAAACTAGTCCTGATAATTCTGATAAAACATTCATTAACTCTGTTGGAGTGTAATTACCAACTTGTATATATTTTTCATCATTGTCCACGCAAAAACAATTATTGTTTTCAGTCACCAGATAGTCACTGAAATCTATAAAGCAATATATAAGTTCGACGGAAACCACATTCTCTAGCTGAACCTGTGTTTTACATGAGTCTAGAAGTAAAACAGTCTCTTTAAATGCCGGGACAATGGGAAGTACAACTTCCTGTTCGGATGATTGGTCTTGTTCTTCTTCTATGTCTTCTAGTTTAGAAGAAAAGGGTTCGTCTTCTCGTTGTATTAAACTATTCAGATGTTTTACACATTCTGTGATGATTATATTGTTTATTTTTATAATAGCGCTTGTGTCAAAGACTTTTACGCTTTGTAACTCGTCTCTTATGACTGATGTAGCAACCATCATCATATTTTGCTGGAAAAAAGGATCTTTTTTCTCGATTTCTACTCCTGTTATGCTATAAACTTTTTCTGGTATGATATTTTCTAACATATTAAAATTTTTCTCACTGAGGAGATAAGATCTTAAATTGTCCATGCTAATTTAAGATAATACTTCTTTAAGCTACTTAGTCGCTATCTGAGTAAAAATGTTTTTCTGGTTCTTTTAGATCGATGTGTAATTTGTCTTGTTGAGTTTCTGGTTCTTGCATTATCTCTGTATTGTCGTATGGTTCTTTTTGGAATAAGTCGTCTACTGTAGAATCAACAATATGTTCAATGGGTTCTGCAACTGGAACCGGTTCTGGTGCAGGCTGTGGTACCGGCTGTGGTACCGGCTGTGGTACCGTGGCAAATTCTTGAGCAGGTTGCTGAAAGTCTTCTGAATCTGACGTTGGTTCGGGCGTTTCTTCGGAACTTTCGCTACCGGTGCTATTAGTTTTAGATTCTCCTACTGATGCCAGATACTTTGTCAATATGTCCTCCATAGGTATCATACTTCTGATTGTCTTTTCGACACTATCTTTTACAGTTGTCACACTTCTTTTAACATTTCTTTTAATCTCGTGTTTAGTATTGCTCCCGGATTCTCTGTCATCTATGAGATATGGATCCATATAAAATCTTCTGGCGGATTCTATGTAACACTTGTGTATAAAATTCTTAGTATCTGGGACAGTTATGTCTATGGTTTGTTTTTCATCGTTTAATTTAACAACGGATAGGATTTTTACATTTGAAAGAAAAACAGCTTCAATTATTTTATCAAGATATTCATACGATATGTCGCTATTTGCAATAATTTGCTTGCATAGATTGTCGATTACGTCCTGATTCCATTTTGGGACATCGCATAATTTTTTTTGAAATTCTGATAACGGGGATCTCTTATTACCTTTTGAAGATAACCAAATATCTTTGATTCCTTCATAAATAGATTCTGAAAGAGTGTCTTGTAACTTTTCAGTATATTCAGATCTTGCAGCTACAAGCAAATTATGTTCCATTTTTCTGTATCAGTTTAAAAAAAAAATAATATTTATACGAATTGATCAAGCACCGATTAAAGTCGTTGTTATAGCTCCACCGCTATAGTTTGTTTTAGTTTGGAGAACTATATCACCAACGTTATAAAAGATTGATATACCGTTTCCACTATTGCTTGCAAAACTATTGGTAGTATCGATAGAGCTATTTCCCCCAGCAGAATTGCTAGAATATATGATAGTAGTTGTAGAATTGCTACTAGTTATAAAACCAAAAGCATACCCCGCACCAGAATCCCATGATATAAAAAATTGAAAACTACCGCTGGTCGATATTATAACATTGTTTGTTGATCCACCGACTGTAATAGTTTTACCTTTTACTGTACCATTGCTAACAGAAAGTGTCCCATTGACGTCTAAAGCATGAGATGGGCTAATATTATTTATACCAACTCCACCATTTGACACGTAAGCATATGCTCCAGCACCAGCATTACCCTGTAATACTATACCTTTGCTGGTTGTCGCTTTAATAAAAGCATCTCCTGAATTTGCAGAGGATACAAAGGACCCAGTTCCATTGCTCACTCCCATTTCAATATTCCCTATCGCCGATAAAACTTTTATAGAATTATTAGTTCCAGAGTTAGCTCCGAATACCGAAATTCCAGAACCTACTCCATTTGATCTAAATGACCCCGTTACGTCTAAAGTGTAAGTTGGCGAAACGTTACCAATACCGATATTTCCCCCTAATGGGTTCAAAGCCATGTCATAGAATGCGTTAAATCCAAAATATGTGCTCTGCAACCAACCTACATTACCCCCAGTATAACCAACGTATAAATGATTTCCACCAGAACCTCCGTTTCCTAATTTCAAAGTTGCATCTGCTGCAGATATAGTCGATCCTCCTCCGCTGGCTGTAAGCGCGTCCGCATTAATAACAGGCGTCCACACACCGCCTGTGAATCTACCTGTACCAGTCACATCTAAAGAATAAGATGGGCTAGTATTATTTATACTAACTCCTCCATTAGATAAATGTATATATGCCCCGCTCCCAGAATTTGACTGAAAAGTGATATTACCGGAAGTAGAAGTTATTCTTGCTTGATAATCCCCACCGGATACCCCAAAATCTATATAACCCCCGATGCTACTATTTAATTGTATAGCTGCGTAATTAGAAGAATCAATTCCTTGATGTATTCCATTGCCAACGGGTGATGATGGAATCGACCCTGCTATATGTAGCGAAGATCCTGGGCTGGTTGTACCAATTCCTACATTTCCGGCCGAAGTTATATTCATTATATTATTAGAGCCATAAAACCCTAGACCTATGGAATTTGATGTCGAACCAGAGGAAGTATAATTAAATTGAATTATTCCTGTATTATGTGTTGCTGCTGCTACACCGAGGTATAATTGGACACTATTCCCATTAGAAAGAGATGGAATATAAGCTGTTATGGGAATACCAGACACTGATCCAGACAAAATTGAGCTAAGAGCTGTAAAAGACCCTGTGTTTGGTGTCGTTGAACCGATTGTACCTGGAGCTGCCCATGTTGCGCCAAGAAGTTGAGAAACGTTCAGATTTGGCACTACAGTAGTAGAAGAAACTGAAAAAGGTGCAGTGCCTGTATTTACAGTGGTTGTTATTTGACCAGTTGAGCTAAGAGTTGTAAAAGACCCAGTGTTTGGAGTAGTTGAACCGATTGTACCTGGTGCTGTCCATGTTGCGCCAAGAAGTTGAGAAACGTTCAGATTTGGCACTACAGTAGTAGAAGAAACTGAGAAGGGCGATGTTCCAGTAATTACAGTTGTTGTTATTTGACCCGTCACAGAAAGAGCTCCTGTGATTGATGTACCCCCACTGAGAGAAATCGTACCATCTCCTCTTAACGAAATAAAATTTGCCGGTGTCGCATTTGCGAATCCCCAAGTGCTATATATAGCACTTGCCGTGGAATCATATCCAAAACTTATATAAGCTGCTTGGTTACTCGAGTTCGCCTTTCCCCATATGAGCGTGGAAGCGTTTCCTGATGCTAAACCTGGAGTTAAAAAATTCGCTATAGACGACGAAAGTGTTGTTGTGTTTATAACGCGAAGTATACCATCAAAGGAAGAACTGTTTTGTGTCACAACAAGGTCGGTGAATGATGCAGTGTTTGCTGTGGTAGAACCAATTGGCGTGTTCTGAATAGAAGTTGCCGTAAGAGCCCCGGTAAGATTAATTCTATTATCGTTAAACATATCTATCGCAACCGTCCCTCCTACAATACCCCAGCTCGTAGAAGTTGTTGCCGATGTAGCTGTTTTTACATATTGGAAATATGCAGAAGTCGATGAATTTTTACCAAGAAGATTGCGGATTGCCAAACCATCTCCCATATTCGGCGCGTAAAATGTTCCAATAGACGCTGCAGTAGAAATAGAATTTGTAGAATTTATAATCCCCGAAGCAGAAGAAGCAGTTATACTAACGTTACCATTCGCTTCTAATACAGAGCTGCTGGTATTAATATTGATATAATTTGTTGTAGCAGTGCTATCACAAAAAGAATAAGATCCTATAGCAGCTCTATCTGCACAGAAAAGTAAAGAATGGTCAGAAGAAGAAGTTATTCTTTTATTAGCATAGCTCGCCGAAGTTCCAGTTATTCCAATGTAATTTGAAAAAGTAGCAGATTGAGAATTCGTATTCGCTGACACATCTATACTTCCGCCAAATGTAACAGTTCCTGCTCCAAATGTTGGAGCAAAACTCATAACAATGCTACCGCTACCAGTTACAGATTTCCACGTCATAGGACTTGACCCGCCCCCACCTGATGCAAGTATTTCACCAGAACTTCCAGAAGAAGATGGTAAATTATAGTTATATGCTGATGTGGCATTCTGCACTTTTAAATTTACTATATTTGATGCACCAGTTATACCTAAATAACCTCCTAGTATTACATTTTCCTGAGATGATATGCCTCCAGTAACAGTCAATGCTCCAGTAGTTTTACTCGTGCTCCCCGAATTATTAGTAATACTTGTAGATTTGTTTATCTTATATGGGGATGCCATTTAAGATAGACTTACAAAAAAATATTTAATTTACTACAAACATCACCTTGAACGTTTTATTAACAGTCGAAGTTCCAGTATTAATTACCGCAAATTGTGTGCTATTTAAAATATATTTATTGACTAGCCATGCCGCATCGTGATTCCACGTGAAAGGATATTGAGCCCCAGAACCGTTTGAAGTTATTCCAGAAATAGATATAATATTTGTATTCGTCACTTCAGATGGAAGTGTGTATGTAGTAGTGGTATTTGTTGCAGGATGAGTTCCTGAAAATACAAAAGTTCTATAAGGAGACCAAGTCATAGGGTTTGACCCTCCTCCTCCAGAAACTAAAGCCTGTCCCTGTGTCCCAGAAGAGCTAGGCAAATTAAAATTAAAATTTCCAGCATTAGGCTGGGGTTTTATACTCACAGCTCCGCTGGACGTACCAGCTAATGTTAAATATTCTATACCTTGTGTGTTAGAATATCTTGCCCATGTGAATACCAAGCTTGTAAATCCAGTATAGGTAGAAGAAGTATACTGAATATTCCCACCAGCTGAAATACTAAAATTTACTCCAGAATCGTCTCCTGAAACAGATATGGATGTTATACTCCATCCAGAACTTGGACTCAAAACACCAACTATCTTGAATATTTGCTTAAGAGATGTAGTAGCGGTTACATCAACTACCATATTAATATCAAAATTTCCATCGACATAGAAAAGTCCGGATACATCTACGGCAGTAGATTGCGATTGAAGACCCGTTGTAGTATAAGTTTCTGGGGCACTCTGCGTTGGTAAAACAGCCCAAGTCATAGGAGATGTTCCTCCACCGTTTGATACTAAAACTTGCCCAGATAAACCAGATGTTATAGGCAAATTGAAATTAAAAGTTCCAGCATTGTCTTGAGGTAAAATAGAAACTGTTCCAGAAGTTGCACCCCTTACAAGTAGTCCAGACGTGGAAGTCGTGCTTGAAACATCCAAGGAGGTTCCGATATATGCTTTCTTGGCGACTGCAATGCCACCAGCAGTTGTAAAAGTTCCTCCGTTCGTAGAACTGGTAGCATCAGTTGTATTTGAAATACCTATTCCGCTATTTAATATTAAACCACCAGAAGTATTACTGGTGCTAGAATTCGAATTTCTATTCACCGTAACCTTATTGGACCCGCTACCTACTTGTAAATCCATGCTATCATTCGAAGAGTCGTAAATTATAGAGGAGTAATTAGTGTCAGAAGAATTTTTACCTATTATTATATATGGTTTAGAAGCATTAGGAGCTAGAAAATTAGAAGTTAGAACAACAGAACCAGCGGTAGTATTAGTAAAAGAAGAAGCAGAAGTATCAGAATTTATTATTCTACCAACTGTCAGCGTAGAACTCATTGTAGTCGCTCCTGTTACGCCAAGAGTACTACTAAAAGTGGCTGATGTCCCTGTAATTGCTCCTATAGTAGTAGAACCTAAAGTAGTAATTCCAGCAGTGCTTGTTAATCCTCCAGATGCTGTCAAAAGTCCTGTTATTCCTACAGTGCTACTAAACGTAGATGATGTTCCCGTAATTGCCCCTATATTTGTTGATCCTAAAGTTGTTGCTCCAACAGTGCTAGTGAAACCATTGCTTGCTGTTAGAAGTCCTGAAAATGTAGCTGATGTTCCTGTTATAGTCCCGGTTGTCAAAGATGAGAGTGTTCCTATGCTCGTTATTTGAGTCTGAGAAGCATTAACACTTAACACATTACCAGTTTTTGTCAATCCTGTTCCTGCGTCGACCACTCCGGCACTTGAAAACTGCACGAACGTCAAAGAATCTGTTCCTACGGTGTCAGATCCAGTATTAGAAGAGCACACATAACCTGTGTCTGAATTCACAGTTCCCTTTTCTATAAACGTGAATATTCCTGCTGCAGAGGTCCCAGTGAATAGATCAGAACTTCTAGTTGGGCTACCAGAAACATTGACGACATAGATTCCGTTCTCGATAGGGTTTGTTTGATTCTTTATCAAGACTCTTTCACCAGTTGTCAGCACTTGACCATCTATTGTATCCCCATTTTCAAAATCGGCAGAAAGATTTTGGGCACCTGTAGTAGCCACTACGCAAGACAATTTAGTATCTATACCTTGGATGGCAGAATCTACATATCCTTTTGTAGCTGCATCTGTGCTAGCTGTTGGAGTACCAAGCCCTGTTATTTTATAATTTCCCATAGCCAGGTTTCCAGATAAATTTGTAGTTCCTAAACTCGTAGTCCCAGAAGTGCTTGTAAATCCGTTGACTGATACCGACGAATTAAATGTCGCAGATGTTCCTGTTATTGCTCCAGTATTTAAAGTAGAACTTAGAGTAGTTGCCCCTGTTACACCAAGAGTGCTACTAAAAGTAGCTGATGTTCCTGTAATTGCCCCTACATTCGTCGAACCTAAAGTCGTATTTCCAGTAGTGCTTGTTAAACCCCCAGATGCCGTCAAAAGTCCTGTTACTCCTACAGTGCTACTAAAGCTGGCAGATGTTCCTGTTATTGCTCCAATAGTCGATGCCCCGAGAGTAGTAGATCCAGATGTGCTGGTAATGCTCGTGTTAATGGTTAAATTAGTAAAAGTAGCAGAACTTGGAGTAGTCCCTCCTATCGTGCCTGGAGACTGAAAAGTCAAACCATTTATAGAACTAGCATTTAAATTTGCTACATTGGTTGTGCTGGATATAACTAAAGGGGCGGTCCCCGTGCTTACCGATGAAGTAATTTGACCTGAAAAAGAAGATGTAGTGCCAGTAATTGCCCCTAAAGTAGTAGCACCTAAAGTGGTTGCTCCAGCGGTGCTCGTGAGAGAGCCAAATGTAGCAAGTCCAGTAACTCCAAGAGTACTGCTAAAAGATGCCGAGGTTCCGCTGATCGCACCTATTGTTGTAGCACCTAAGGTAGTTGCCCCAGCCGTGCTTGTTAATCCACCGCTAGCTGTCAACAGTCCAGCAGCAGATACAGTAGAAGAAAAACTGGCAGACCCAGTCCCAGTTATATTACCTATAGTGGATGCCCCAAATGTTCTACTACCTAGAATACTAGTTAAACTGTTCCCTACTACTACACCATAACCGGAGGTATTATTAATGTTTAATTCTACACCTTCACTATTGATAGTGTTTAAATAAGATGTCATTCTTAAGGCTAATTTAGAAAAATAATTTAATTTTTTTTCTAAATCTCCTATTATACAATGGAACAGATTGCTCAGATTTCAGATAAGATTAAAAAAATCATCATGATGAACCCAATAGCTTATGCTCTTAGTTTGATAGTAGTTATTCTTATCATAGTTCTATTGACTAAAAAAGAGAACTTTGATGGTCTAGTAGAAGGTGTAAAAGACTATGCAGAATACCCTAAAACCTTTGCCGATGTAATTCTACCAGATTTCATCAAAGATGTAGTTTATGAAAATTATTTTAATAAATCAACTGAAACAGTTATGCCAAATCAATATCCATCCACTCAACTCGAACTTCCTTCTCATGAAGCAACTGTGGCTATCGATATTGGAAATGGTCTTGCTGTAAACGCAAAAGTACAAATTCCTGGACAAACCACCGAAGTTCCAGCGCAAGTCCCTGTTACTCTTCCAGCAGCTCAAGTTTCAGATCTCATCGTGTCAGCACAGGAAGTTAAAATTCCAGCGCAGACAGGTGTAATTCCAGGCTCTATCGACGGTTCGTCAGAAGTTTTAAGCGTACCGGTAAGCATCCCAGAACAGATAGTTTCTATTTCTCAGCAAAACGCTGTCATTCCAACTATCGAGCCATTTAGGATGTAACGCTACTAGATATAGAAGAAATAATAAATCTGATCTCACCAAGAGTTCCAATCTTGTAACTCATCACAAGAGGATAATCATTTTTCAAATACAACATAACTGTTTTTGACAAATTACTCGCGTTACTGAATAACATAAGATATCTGATGTCAAAAATACTTTGTATAACTTCGTCTGAACTGTTTTCAAAAGTCGTTTCGGACGAATCCCCGATTATACCCTCGAAAGAGCAGAATTCTCCAACACCCGAAAGGAAAACTCTTTCTCCCACGTTTTTAATTTCTATAGATTTAGCACCAAGAGATGAGAAATTCTTACACAGTCTTTGAAATTCTGTCGATGACATGGAAATAACAGTATTAAACTCTACGGAAGGAAGAGTATAATTTTGATACTGTATAGTATGCAATTCGATTTTGAATGTATTTGTGCTGTTTCTTGCGTTATTTTCTTTACGTATATACATATTTTGTTGTTCTTCCTCTTTTACAAAAAAACTTAGAGTCTCGTCGTGCTTGATGGTCTTGATTATCTTCAGGAAACTTTCAGTATGAATCCCTAGTATCAAAGGAGTATCACTTTTATACACGTAATCCTCGAACCCCGAAGCGTCAAGTTTAATATGGATTAAAGCTATCTGCGTGTTATTCAGTTGAACAACTTTTATACAGTCTTTGGTTACTACAAGATTACAGTCTGTGATAACACCAGCTAGGAGAGAAAATAAGGCTTTGATATTTGACGTTTGTACAGTCCTTGCTTCAAATAAATAGTCCCCCATTACATTTAATATAAAATAACTTCTTTAAGCTGACACCAGTTAAAGAAAAAAATATGTATACTAGTATGCTAAATTACACGTATTTTATACTCCCAAGGGTAGATTTATTAAATATAAGTCCGTCCAAAGGAAAAAGGAAACAGTGTTTATCTACACTTGGATACGACCCAATTCTAAATGTTACGAAAAACAAAATATCAGATATGTCTTATTCGAGATGGTCACGTATCAGGAAACTTTTCAATGACTTCGAGTTTCCTCTTGACATTTGTAAAATACAAAAACCAATAAGCCGATCATATTTCAAATTGTTAGAGATGGTAGTAGACCACAATATCAACATAGAAGGAAACACTCTACATCTAGCAGAAGCTCCCGGAGGTTTTATAGAAGCCACCAGATATATAAAAAATAAATCTGGAATAACTTCAGACTTTTATTATACGTTTTCTCTTATAGGAGGGGATTCTGTCCCAATGTATAACAAATCATTGGTTTCTGATCCGATGGTCAAGGTTTTATCTAATTCGTCGAATAAAGGCGATCTTTACTGTATAAAAAATATCAAGAGTCTTATAGAAACTTTACGCAAAAAGAACGTTTTGTTTATAACCTGCGATGGAGGTTTTAACGAAAACAACGAGTTCTCATCAAAGGAACAGCTACATCACCATCTCATTTTCAAAGAAATTGTAACTTCCCTTTTTATTTTAAAGAACGGGGGGTCCCTTATTTTGAAAATCTTTGACATTTTCACCGAACTCACGTTTGACTACGTGTGTCTTCTGTCATATCTTTTTTCAGAAGTGTATGTCTGCAAACCGAACACGAGTAGACCTACTAATTCTGAGAAGTATTTAGTATGTAAATTCTACAACAGCAAAAAATATGACTTGAAATTACAAAATTTATGCAAATTTCTATGCTCTGATGGCATAGAAAAATATACTTCGATATTTGATAAAAAAGGCTTGGGTGATATAACAGATTCTATTAAGAACATAAATAGTCACTTCCTTGGCTACCAGGTACATAATATAAACAGTATATTAGAAACAGAGAATCTCAATCTCAGATTACCAAGTTCTCAAAAAAATATACAAGAATGGGTTGAGAGATATTATTGAGGATTATTTTGTCGGGTATATAATATGGGGATTGAGTATAATTACATAACAGGATATACTGACATTTTACTCGGAAATACTACAATTTCTGAAGTAAATTACGACTTTTTTGATAGTGATATTTTACAAGACGATGTTATACAAAAAATTTTACGTAAAGAAGGTTATACTGGTGATATCAACAAAGACCAAACAAAATTTGGTAACTTTTTACTAGAATGGTCCGAGGATAAAACTACAGCAAAACTTTATAAAAATATCACTTATACTGGGTATATTTTCAATCAAACTAAGAAAATCTTCATATATTCCTTTTTTTATACTAGAGTCTACAACAAGGGCTTTTTTCCTTGTATTAACTTTGATGATGAGATTTTAGAAGAAGAGCAACAAGTAATCGTAGAGCCGGTTCCTGTGGCCGCGATAGATAATGATTTTTTAACCGAGCTGAAATCCAAGTTTAAAAACAGAGAGCCTATAGATTTAGAACCAAAGGAGAAACAAGTAGAAAAAACAGAATTTTTAACAGATCTAGAGAAAGAAATAGATCTAAGGAAACAGCGTGCTAAAAAAAGAGAAAAAAAACTCGCAGCAAAAAGAAGAAAAAGAGAATCTAAAACAACTTAAAGAGATAATTTGTAGTATATGTATAGAAAGAGTAGATATTAGAGTGAGATATTCTAATATCTCCTGTAGCTCAGCTGGTTTTAAGAGCGTCGTACTTATATTTTAAAATATGATTTAGCTGGTTAGATCCCAGTAAAAGTACAAGACATGCGAAGGTCGAGAGTTCGAACCTCTCCAGGAGAATTATAAATTTATCAAATATTATTTGATAAATTTACATTTAAAGAAATAGATATAATAAATGATATGAAGTATCCGATACTTTTTTGCATAGGGTCTATTAGATGTTATGGTTCTCAGGTCCATGGTTATCTTTCAGGCTTGCTTCCTAAAGTTTTATCAGATACTGCGTATTCTCGAACTCTTAAAACTTTAAGAAATATTCATTCAGTAAAACCATGCATTACATGAATCTAGAGCAATGTAACATCAACGAAGAAGACATTCCAAGTGTAGAATCTGGGACAGTGTATGAAGCTATAACAGAATTAACTACTGGGAATGGTCAAAGATTTTCTCATCTTTCCGAGAAAGAAAGATTGATGTTTCTTATACATTTTATTGGTGATATTAGCCAGCCATTACATGTATATGGGAAAAACAGAGGAGGGAATTCTCTTAAATTGATAAGAAACAAAAATGGGAGAAACAGGACTACAAATTTACACTACTTGTGGGATTCTGAGATTCCCCAGACTTATATAAAATCAGGAGTATACAAACCTGATCTAAAAAACACTAGCTTGATAGATGTTATAAATTTCAATTTGAACATTGGATGTAACAAAATATACAAATTCGATGACAATTTTATAATCTTCGAAGAATACTACGATGCAGATGATGTTAAAAATATGTTTGATAATTACGCCAGTCTATCAGTGATGTATTTGTAAACTTAAAGGAAATTTATAATTAGATAATATATGCTGGTTTCGTTGTACAAAAAAGACAAAAAAGGTGGAGATAGGATATGGACTATTAAAGTATCCGGGAACGTTATAAATATTGAACATGGCTTAGTATCAGGTGAAAAAATCAATACATCCGAGACTATAGCTCTAGGTAAAAATGTTGGAAGAAAAAATGAAACAAGTCCAGAAGCTCAAGCTAATTTAGAAGCCCAGAGCAGATGGAAAAAGAAGAAAGACTCTGGTTATTCTGAAAGTTTAGAAACCGGAATGGTTAGTTTAATGCCTATGCTTGCTCATGATTTTAAAAAATATGAAAAAAATATAAAGTTCCCAGTAAACGTCCAGGGAAAACTTGATGGTTATAGAATGATTTACGACAGTTCTACAGATAAGATAATAACTAGAACAGGCAAGGAATATGAAATTTTACGTGGAACTGAGCTACATCTAGAGCTGAGTTCTTTAAAAGGAATCGTGTTAGATGGAGAACTATATTCTCACGATAAAAATTTTGCATTCGAAAGCTATGGAGTTTTACGTAAGAAAAAACTTGGTAAGGACGACAACACTTTGATAAATAGAATCAAATACCACGTATACGACTGTATTTCTCCAGAAATCTTTTCGGAAAGATTCAAAAAATTAGAAAAGATTATTAAAAATTTCAAGCACATCGAGCTTGTTAAAACCGTGAGTTGCGAAACAAAAGATTGTATACAAACGTTAAACAAGAAGTTGGTAGAAGACGGATACGAGGGGACTATGATTAGAAATCCTAACGGTTTATATGTTAATTCTAGGTCTCAGGACCTCCTCAAGAACAAGGCATTCGATGATGCAGAATTCAGAGTAGTTGGGTTCGAAAAAGAAACGGATACCAAAGGAGATTCAGCAACTCCTGTAGTATGGGTGGCTCAAACAGATAATCAAAAAACATTTAAAATACCGTCAAAAGGAACGCGAGAAGAGAGAACTAAATTATATCAAGATGGTAAGAAATATGTCGGAAAAATGCTGACGGTTCAATTTTTTGGTTATACTGCCGATGGTATACCGAGATTCCCAAAAACTCTCAGACCTGGTGCTTCATCTTTTAGATTAGCAGAATAATTTTTCTTCTAAATGCTTGTACATAAAACCATTATAACTGTTTCCAGACAACAATGCTTTGTTTAGAGATTTTTCACCGATTTTGAGTTCCTGCTGGCAGTGATATTTGCTTCTAAACTCTTGGAGCAAAACCCCATTATCATCGTATTTGCCGATACCGGATTTGTATAATACAACATCTTTGAGTAAAAAATTGTTTCTTATACTTTCATCGATATTGTCGTAAAGCATGTAGTAAAAGCTTCCGCATATTTTGTCATTTTTTACGTAATTATCGAGGTATGCGACACTTTCATACCCATTCAGAAAACTTGCTGTTTTTCTGTCTAAATATACGTTGATTATTTTAGTTTTATCTTCATTCATTTTTGCTATATACCCAAGATTATACACTTTGCTTAGATGTTTTGTAGGACTTACTTTTGAAACGTCCATGGGGTCTTGGTCTCTTTCTACGAAATTCCATCGACAGTCCTTATAAATTGTGTTCTCTTTGTATGCTTTTGTTAAACTACTTCTTGGGATTTTGAATTTGGCAGTTACTTCTGCTACATTTTCGTAAATTTTTACAAGTTGCATGTTTTCTGGATTTATTTGCTGAACTCTTGGTCCGACTGTATGCAGGGTTTCATTGAAATTATTAGTGATGTTTTGCTGTTTGTTGTCTTGAATGACTTTTACAACTATTTGCTCAATTCTTTCATAGTCTATTGAAATTTCTTTTTGAGACAGCTGCAACTTCAAGTGTTCTATTTGTAGTTCTAAATTTCTATTCTGGAGTTGTAATTTCTGCTCAGTTACAGTGTTTGTGTCGTCATAAAAATGGACATTGTTTTGAATAGTATTTATTATATTCTGATAAGTCAATTCTTCTCCGACCAAGAAGAGTTCGTTCTCTTTTTCGTGATTTTCCAAATTTTTACATCTGTTTGACGAATACTTGTCGTGTAAAAATTTTTCAAACCTCTTCGAATTTTTGACGATAAAGCAGTCGAGTAACAAACACTCGGGATAACTCTTTTTGTGTTCTCTATATCTTGCTGCCACACCACATCTGGATTCGCCTATTTTTATGATATATCTATGTTCATCTATAGTCTTTACTTTTATTATGTAAATCAAAGATACTTCTTTGTTGTATTCACGTAACAACAATTCTTCTTTCTGTTGAAATTTTATTTGCTTTACTTCTTCTTCCATAGCATCTTTTATTAGACTGTTGGAAACTGTTTCAAGTTTCAAGTAATACTTGCGAATTTCTTTACCTTTTGGTGTTCTCGCAATCATACAAAGATTCTTAAAAGTGTCTGAATTGAGTAAAATTGTTTCAGTTGGTCTGCCACCCAATTTGAGGTTTTCATCCCGTCGCATGAAAATCTCTTTATAATCAACATTCATTGTAAAATTATTTACTAAAGTTTTTTTCGCATTTGCCTTATTTGCGAAGCCAATCATACTGTAAACGTCGTCTAAATCAATAGGAAAATCATCAGTTGGGTGATAATTAAGATATACATACATATTAGCAGCATACCATCGCTGTTCTTCTTCTTTAAATGTGTTATTTAATCTTTCAACCAGCTTATTTTGAATTTTAATTGACATTTTATTGTTATTGTTTTTAACGAGTTCAGTGAAATTTACGGTTTCTGGCACAAAAGTATTCATTTTATATATTAGTATTAGAAAATAATTTTTGTCGTGCGTTTGCGTTTGAACTATACCATTTAAGGTTTCTAAATTTTATGATGTGATACACTCTTGAGAATTTTGTTTTTTCAAATAATATGATTTTACTTGGAAAAATGAGTTGTGCGAAAACTTATAATGTCTTAAGCCGCGTATGCTAAGCCACCCATACCAGAAACTACACGGAATACGTTGTAGTTCTTTGCGTATGTGTAAAGCTTGATAGCAGCAGAAGAAGCAAATGAGAGCTGCATAGTAGCATTGTCAATACGGGACATGTTGACCGTGCCTGAAGGCTGATGTTCTTCGGGCTTCAATGAGAAGGAGTAAACATATACACCAACTGCAGGACCACGGGTATGATGTTGATCTGGTTGAACCAAGTTGAAGTATCCAGCCTTTCGGGTGGAGAATCTATCCTGTCCGTTAAGAAGGAGCTTAGCATCAACAAGGTGGTTAGCACCTGATGAAGTAAAGTCACCCCAGGTCTTTGCGGTAGCAGCAGCATCAAGCTGAGCGACCCAGACAATTTCCTTAACTGGGTGGTTGAAGTTCAACTTTTGTCGAACAGAGGTGGAAGAGAAGGCTTCGCTTCCGGTAAATTGAAGTTGTTCAATGAGGTATTCATGAGCAACCTGTGCAAATTGACGACGTTCATCAGTGTCAAGGAAGATGTAATCAGCATACAAAGAGGCTGAAGTAAGAACTGGAGTAGTGGTGGATCCAGAAGTGTTGATGAAACATTCAGAAGCAGGTCGGAATTCGACGTTGACCTTGACTTCGTGATATTGCAAAGCAATAAGTGGAAGAGCAAGTCCAGCGTTTTCACAGAACCAAAACTTGAGTGGAACATACAAAGTGTATGCAGCAATATCAGAAGCAGATTGAGCAGTCAAAGCGGAAACTTGACCCACCATCTTTTTGTAGTTGGCTTCACGGGCTCCGGTAAGAGTGAGCTCTGACCAGATGTGCAACCATTGGCCATAATGTCTGTCGATTCTGGCACCACCAACTTCGATTTCAACTTCCTTGATCATGTGATGACCAATATATTCGATCCATGCTTTGGTTCCTCCGGTGAGAACTGGAAGTTCGACTTGCAAGTACATTTTGTGGATAAGATCTCCATTTCTGGAGATTGTTGCGGAAACTTTGCGTCCAAAATCAACAGTTCCGTTAAAGGTCTGTTCAATGGATTCAATGGCAAAGTTAGTGTGACGTCTATACACGACTTTAAAGAAGGTAATCTGAGGGTTACCTGAGATAAATTGATCTTGTGCTCCAACAGCTACGAGTTGCATGAGTCCACCTGCCATTTTGTTTTATACTCTAGACTTAGAAAAAAAAATAAAATAAATAGCTCGTTTGCGTATAATGTTTATTAAAAATATTTTTTTTCTAAGAACAACAATATAAATGAATTTTGAAGTTTTCACCAAATCAGAGTATTTCTTGCCCGTTGTTGCCGTATGCATCGTAATTTCTATTTCATTTATTCTATACTTTACTATGAAAAAGGAATCCATGGAAGATGTCGCAGTCACAACAGAAGAGAAAAAAATAGAAATCCCAGAACAGGCAAAACAAGAACAAGTTATGCCAAACGATACCGAAAATCTTGCGCCAACAGAAAAGCAATCAGAAATCAAGACTGAAATCACTGCTGCAGATCTTCTACCAGAAGTCAAAGATTTCGAATCAAAATTCCCAGTAGGTCAGGGAGCAGAATCAGACAAGAACTTCTTGATTGCTGGATACAACATCGGTATTAATACCATCGGTTCTTCTTTAAAGAATGCAAATCTTCAACTTAGAAGTGACCCATACATCCCAAGGAAGTCCATAGGCCCATGGAACGAGTCTACTATAATGTCATCTGATTTGACAAACAGACGTACGCTCGAAATCGGGTCATAATTTTTTTATAGATGATTTATATACATGGTGACTGAATTTATAATATTAGGTATGTTGGTACCACTGTTACTATTGATGTTATACGTCTTTTTCAGAAGGAGAAAGAAACAGAAAAAAACAGTAACTTTTGACGAGTCCTTGAACACTATACACGAATTCAAATCTGATGAATAAATTTACTTTTTTTTTGATTTTATAATATAAATGGAGAACATCTATATTATAAACATACTGCTTTTGCTATACGTTATACTGGTATTCATGAACGATATACCATATATTTCTAGTTATTAGTAGATATTAGAGCAACAACACCATACTTGTCAGTTTTACCGTAGTCCACTTTACGCTGCTTTACTCTAATAGTTGTCTCTGGTGAGTAACCATCCCCTCTACCGTACGAGTTTTTAGTACAAGTCTCCCCGTGAGTATTTGGCGGACAATCCTGTGTGCAAAAAGGGCCTACTCCATGGTATCCTTCTTTACATTTGTCGTAACACCAACCATTGCCATTTGATTCTTGCCAATGCCCACATTCTTTTTTCCCTCTTTCTGTCATTTTTCTAACAACTCCATCACTGTTTGCACCATTTGCCCAGCATTTCTCATAAGCGCGTCCAAAGTAACCATCTGGACAGGCTCTAAAACATACACCTGCTTCTATATGTCTATTCCAGCTACATCCATCGGATTTATCCCAGGATTTTCCCCATGGTTCTGAATGATTTACTCCATCTTCTCTGTCTACTTGTTTTGCCATACAATCTCCGAAAAAATTAGATGTAGATCCTTCTGGGCAATCACCTATGCCTGGATCATTCCCAGGTCCTCTTCCATATGTATCTCTTGTACAAAAAACCCCACCATCTCTATCAAGGGGGCATTTTGCCCATGCATATGGCCCAGCTCCGTAGTAACCGTCATTTGGTTTTGGATAACACGTTTCGAGTTCTAGTCCATCGCCATCTTTGCATAATTGCTTCCTACAAAAGTAACCATCGTCTTTTTCATTTTCTTGGCAGGATTCATATTGTTTTGTATCAAATACCTGCTTCAGGCCTCTTGTTACAGTCTCGCCAAGTAAAAATTCTAAAGCTTTTTGACCGTCGTCTATATAGCAATCATTATTTCTCCAGTCGGCGCCTTTTTTTAAACAGTATTCTTCGGTCATAGCACATATACCAGTCTCAAAGTCATATGGAATTCCAGCTTCTTCGCATGCACTACGAATATCTGGTCCCTCTGCTATACACTTTCCATCTACGTATCTCCTAAACTGTAAAGAAGATACATCAGTGTCTGCTCCGTTTAACGGGATTGGCCATTCATACCCATTACATTCTTCTTTGGTGTATGAGCATTTATCATCTCCTATCAACATACCACCAACCGATTTGCATATTTCAGAATACGACTGTTTTTGTATTTCACTGCTGACCTTGTCCAGCTCTTCATCGAATAACAAGAGAATCTCGTCTTCTGTTTTTCCTTCTGATTTATCGCTGACATTTTTCATAATACTTTGAAAATATTTACTTGAAAAAACAGCATTGTATTTTTCTGATATAACTGTAGTTAGCTGATCTTCTGACAGCGCGTCTAAAGGCCCCATTATCTGTTCATATGGTTCTGGATAACCTTCATTTTTAAGATCTTCCCTTGTTTGTTCGTCTAGTTCTTTTTTCTGTTTTTCGTATGTTGATTTGAATTCTAATTCTCCATATCCACCTAGATCCAAAAGATCCAAGCCAAGAGTAATACCATCAAATACAGCAAGTAATGCTCCAGCAACACTTATTGCCGCCCCAACAGGTGCTCCAACTCCCGTGGCTGCTGTACTAGCTGCCGCAGATTGTATTGCAGCCTGTTTGGTTGCCTGTTTGGTTGCAGCAGCAGCAAGGGTTTTAGAAGCTTTAATCGCAGCCTTTGCTGACTGTTCTCCTACTTTTGTTCCTATTCTAGCAGCAACTTCTACAATCTTCTTTATATACCGTGGTTTGAGTGCTCCAGATGCTAGTTTATTGATTGCTTTTCTTGCTATATTTCGAGAAATTTCTGCTATCAATTGTGTAGTTTTTGGGATAAACCTTCGAGCGGCTGTCAGTAAACCTTTAGGAGTGCTAGGAGATATAAGAAGAGATAAACCAACATCTTTAGCAATTTTTTCTGCTTCCTCGACATCTATGTCAGTTTTAATACCAAGACCATAAAGATTACCATTGTAATTTGTTTTTTTATCACAGCACATGAAACCAGCAGAATTCATTTTTTCATCATAACCTTCTGGACATGGAGGTTTAATTGCGCAGCTATTTGTTTGACAACAAGTCGACAAAGATTTAGTTTGTCCAGCTGGGCATTCAATGTCACCTTCCATGGGTTCTCCTACCAAATTACCGTCGGTGCCTAGACAACTTGTGTAAATTGTTTTTTTCTCTTCGGGTGAACATTCTAGACCAGAGTCGCACCTGAACCTTGAATCGGAAAAAAACTTATTTTGAAGGTTTTCTAGGGCAAGAGATATATTATCAGTAGTTATAGCATCTTCTACTCTTAACTGAACCTGGCCCTGTTCTTCTTCTTCTACTTTTGGGTTATATTTGAGTCGAGAATTAGGCTGTTTTTTTATCAAGTTATCTGAGTTTATCAGAAATAACAAAACTCCGAGTAACACCAGAATCATTATATAAAACAACATCCTTGTTATTTATTATAATAAAATTTATAATAAATAGTATATGGCACTTGGTTCTACTATTTCTAAATCTGCAACTAAAACTATCGGAAAAGTAACAAAGGCTTCGGCATCCATTGCTAGAAAATCAAAAGTAATTGCTACAAAATCACTTAAGTCTGTTCCAGGTGTTATAGCAAAATCTACAGTTTCTCCAGCAGTTATTGCGAAATCTACCAGCAATATTGCTTCTTCGTTGTTGTCAAGAAGTTCTAAAACCGCACAAAATGCTATAACTAGTGCAGCAGCATCTATTAAAAAATTACCCCCGGCTACTTTAGCGAGATATAGTAAAATAGCCCTAGCTACTGGGGCAAGTGCTACTGTAGCTGTTGTTATAATAGATAAACTAGCAAAAGGGCAAACTCTAGACCAGGCTATAAAAGGAGCAGCTGCAGATACTATAGGAATAGCTAAAGATACTACAAAAGAAGTTGTTCAAGCTGGCGGAGAAGTAGCAATCGATGCTGTAAAAGTTGCTGGAAAAGGTGTGATAGACGTAGCAAAAGAACTTGGCCCTGAAATATTTGGATGGGTGTGGGAATATTTACCTGTTATACTTGTTGCATGTGTTCTATTATACCTATATCTCTAGTTCGTATAAAATTTTTATTTTTAATATCTAGAAATATAAATGGATTCAAATCTAGACTTGGAAGAGCTCGAGAAGGAACAACTTGATTACCTAAGAAGAAATTACGACAAAACAATGAATATCCCGAATTCAGTTGATATGAACCTGGATATACTAGAGAAGCCTATCGATGATAGAATTATACTGTCACCAGAACAGGAAAAAATTTTACTGAAAGAGGTCATGAATAAACAGATGGAGAACCAAAGAGAAGTTACAGTAAAACGCAAATTCAACGATTTTTCTTTGAGCGTTTATTTCGACATCCTTGCTGAAAGTTTTATCGGGATAATGGACGATTTATTAAACTTTGAGGGCGACATCGAATCGTTACCTGGTATTCTATCGAAAGATGACAGGCTTGTGTTATTTGGCACTATAATTTTTGCTTTATCACTGGCTATGCTCTTTTCTAGAAACAGATCGTAAATGTTTTTATTTAATTTTGTATACACACATTAAATGAAAACGTTTATAAGAAGACCCGGTAACAAGACAAAACATCTTAAGCATATAATTCCATTGATACCCGAGTTTACAGGAACATACTATGAACCATTTTTAGGAACAGGCGCAGTATACTTACATCTTTTACCGCAAAAAGCAGTTCTGAATGACCTCAATAAGGATATAGTAAACATCTGGAAATTGGTCAGGTCAGATCCTGGATATATAATCCAAGAAATAGAAAAATTCAAGAAGACGTTCTTGCATCTAGACAATGTAGAAAAACTAAAAATGTGTAAAGATTTAGTGTCGAAAATGGACACTTTAAAAGGAAAGGAAAGAACTGTTAAGTATTTATTGATGGTGTATTGTAGTTTTGATGGAACTGTAATGAAAAACAATATTTTCAGAGTATATGGCCTCTATGGCGCATTCTACATAAGAAAAAATGTTCAGATATTCACTGACAGTTATAACACAAAACTTAGAGAAATAGAGAAAATATTAAAAAATATACAAATAGAAAACAAAGATTACAGATTGATTTTACAACAATCTAAAAGAGGAGATTTTGTGTTCCTAGATCCTCCTTATATAGAAGATAAAAAATACTCATTTGATTATAACAAAAATGAAGAGTTTAATCCTATGGAACTTAAACAAGAAGTTCAAAAGTTGGATAAAAAGGGAGTAAAATGGATGATGACACAAATAGATACAATACAGGTCAGAACACTTTTTGAAGGATACAAATTTAAACAATATATAAACAAGAGCTCGTTCGGGATTAAAAAAAATAACAAAAGAGAAGTTATAATAACAAATTACTGAATTTAATTTTATATACACACATTAAATGAAAACGTTTATAAGAAGACCCGGTAACAAGACAAAACATCTTAAGTATATAATTCCATTGATACCCGAGTTTACAGGAACATACTATGAACCTTTTTTAGGTTCGGGTGCAGTATATCTACATCTTTTACCAGAAAAAGCAGTTCTAAACGACCTCAACAAGGATATAATAAACATCTGGAAATTGGTCAGGTCAGATCCTGAATATATAATTCAAGAAATAGAAAAATTCAAGAAGACGTTCTTGCATCTAGACAATGTAGAAAAACTAAAAATGTGTAAGGAATTGGTCTCAAAAATGGACACTTTAAAAGGAAAGGAAAGAACTGTTAAGTATTTGTTGATGGTATATTGCAGTTTTAACGGAACTGTGTTATATAACGGAAAATTTATAATAAGTGGTTTATATATACATCTTTATCAAAAAAACATATGTCACCTCTTCGCAGAAGACTATACTCTAAAACTAGCAAAGGTCAAAAAATTACTAAAAGATATAAAAATAGAAAACAAAGATTACAAGAATATTTTAGCTAACACCAAACAAGGAGATTTTGTGTTCTTGGATCCTCCTTATATAGAAGATAAAAAATACTCGTTTAGTTATAACAAAAACGAAGAATTTGACCCTAAGGAACTTAAACAAGAAGTTCAAAAGTTGGATAAAAAAGAAGTAAAATGGATGATGACACAGATAGATAGTCCCCAAGTAAGAGAACTTTTCAAAGGCTATAAAATGAAAATTTATGATAACACGAGTACGTTCGGGATTAAAAAAAATAACAAAAAAGAAGTTATAATAACAAATTATTAAAGAGTGTTGTAATAAGCAATTGCTTCATCTCTTATATGATGATATCTACCTTCTTTTCTGAATACAAGAATCCATTTTCTTGTATAATTTTCTAAAGTCATTGAACTCATTGGCCCAGATCCCATAATTTCAAGCACTCTCTGGTTATTCAATTTAGCTCCATTTTGTACCATTTCTCTGAACAACTTAGCAACTGCTGTGTTATTTGTTGTGACTTTCCAGCTTTTGATAAGTCTGCGCATCTTATCCAAGTCCATATCAACAGACCCGGAACTCGAAGAAGATCCGCTACAACTCCATGTATAATCAGAGTTCACTTTTTTCAGGGCAGGTCTATCAAGAGGCCTGCTGAGAGATGTTACACCAGAACAGCCAGATAAGATTTCACTCATAGTAGAGGTCCCACCAGAACTAAGAGACTCCCATACTTTACTTTGATTATGTATATAACCAGAGTAATCTTCATACACTTTAGATGAACAGTATATAACTCTTCTGCTGATGTCTGGTCTGGAAGTTCCACATATTCTACCAAATCTCTGAGCTATTCCTACTACGTGGCTACCTTTGCCACCAGAATAGAACATCACAGTAGCAGATTTAGGGAACTCACAAATCTCAGAAGACACAAACGAGATTCCCCGGTTCATAACATTGAACCCGACTATGACACTGATATCTCCGTGATTAGCTATTACATCAGCTATGCTTGTTTGTCTATTAACAGTTTCTACAAAATTTCCATCTCTGAAAATACTTGACCCAGACATATTATGACAGCAAGTGACACATCCAAATTCTCGAGAAATAGATAGGGCAGTTTGCATCTGCTCCATATTGGTTTTCTCGACACAATACAAAATAATCTCACCACTGCGTCTTGTTTTAATTCTATCAATTTCTTGAGCGAGTGAAGATGTATCTTCTCCATCCCATTCAACAAAATTTGAAACAGGTCTGTAATTTACATTAGCAGGTAGAACCAAGATGTCTTTTCCAGTGATTCTAGAAATGTTACTGCAGTTTTCTGGTGTAGCAGAAATCCAGAATCTTTTTACAGGGATTCTAGCATTTTCGAGAATTCTAACAGTTTGCATCCATTTCCTATGAGAAATGGCTACCTTGTTATCATCAATGTCTTCGATGCTATCAGCCTTGTTTAAAGTATCAGCCTCATCGTGGAACAACAAATATTTATTTACAGTGCATCCAACTTGAACACCAAGCAACAATTTCTGCAACTTTTCAATACAAGCAGAATTGTTAATCATAGTGACAACTATACTTTTACCAGAAGAAATGACAGAACAAATTTCTGAAGCCTTTGTAGACTTAAGAGTTAAGTGTTCAACATTTTCTCTACCCAGGCGCTCATTCAATTGAGCGAGCTGCGAAATACTATTATCACAACTAATGATTATTACATTTCTGTCGTTTTGAACACGCTTACAAGCATCGATAACATACCTAGTCTTACCCAATTGAGTAGGACTAGTTACTATAATATTTTTAACATACATAAAAGTTCTATTTACAGTTTCTTCTTCGGCATTAATATACCTGACAAGAGAATCAACAGCTGCGTTTCTATCTCCAATCTGGTCTCTTTCAATCATTAAATTTCTAATCATATCGTTAAGTTCGTTTAAAGTTCTTGTCATTTTGTTTCAGTCGATTATTGTATAGCGGTGGAAAAATCAATTTTTATGTGCTCTTGCTACTAGCAAAATCAATCGCTAGTAGCAAAACACATATTCTTCATTTAATCACTTTTTTGTCTTTGCAGCATGTAAAGTTTTATATAGCCATATGCTAAAACTTTACATACTCCTGAAATTTCTACTTTTTCGTTAACGCTGTCAATCTTAATTTTTGTATTTTTAAATTTTTTTCTCAATGCGGTGATCTTTTCTCCTCTTCTTCCGAGGATGAAGCCTACTTGTCTTTTTGATAATTCGATACACAGAGTATCTCCGGTGTTTTTGTTTTCTAGCAGGTTCTCGAACATTTTTATTTACATACAAAGCGGTGGGAAAATCACTTTTTTACATTTCTAAAATATACATTAAGATTTTTACACTAAGGTCATACATCATCTCGTGAACCTTGTCTAGAGTGATTTTTTCTCGAGTTTGACGATATCTCCAATGAAGTTGCTTCAAGCTTTTTTCATATCGAGGATTACCATCATTCTGTTGCTTTCTGATGAAAATATCCATATAATCTTTGTGAATCTCTTTTGCAGTGTCATAAAATCTATACTCGATAGAGTTAAAAAGCTCCTTATTATAAGGATAATGTTTTCTTAAAATTTCAGTTGTTCCTTCCTTCATACACCGCAAATAAACTCTTTTCATATTAGGGTCATTTTTGATAATATCCTGCTTTTCTTTGAAATTTTTGTTCAATAACTTGATTCTCTTGCCGTCTTGAAGATAAACAATGTAATTTTCAGTGCATGAATCGTCGTCAATTCGTTTTAAAATTTCATCTATATTTTTTTCAACTAAAAATCCCTTAGTGTGCCTGATTACCTCGTTGGTCTTAGTATTTACGCTGTTAAGCATAGAACAATACTTTACTGAGATTTCATTGCAAATTTTGTTTTCTGGATGCTGCATTACAAAAGAATAACACAATTCTGGGTCCAGATACGACAAAAGAATTTTTTCAGCGTCCAAACATTCGACGAACAATTCCTTGAAAGATTTTTTGTTATTCCAGTGGCTAAGAGAGCCATCGATACTTCTTGATGTTCCAATTTTCCATTCACCGTTGTGATGATAAAGCTTAATATGAGTTCCCTCGGTTGAAATCTCTATCTCGCAGTTTTCCGGAACTGTTTCGGTGTAAGAATCCTTGCTTACAGAGACACCTTCGTATGTTTTTTGAAATGAATAATGAACCAACTTATTAGTCTCTTTCTCGAAAATTACACCGTTCATCGCTCTAACAATATCTAAAGTTAGATCAGATTTTTCGGTGAAAGTAATCATATATAGGTCTCCAAACTCTGAGACCTTGAAGCTGTAAGGCTCTTTTTCTGAATTTGTTTTAATTTCTTCAAAAGATAAACCTTCAACAAATTTTTTAACTGATGCTATATAACTCATTATTAATATAAGATGTTATTTCTTTAAGTGCTTAATTGTATACGCAAATAAAATCACTTTTCTTTTATCTATTAACAAAAAGATGTATCTGGTTCTTTGTGTTGTATTGGCTATAATAGCTTTTGATTTTTCATACTCAGTATACTTAGGTAAGTCAAAAGTTTTAGATTTATTGTCACCTGGATACTTGATATTATATGCGACGTTGATCTACTTTTCTATGAGGACATCTGAAGAACAAGGTTTAGAAAAAATTTCTATAAACGCCGTAAAACAACTCGTAACAGACTTAAAGGAATAAAAACTTGTAAACTATATATGAATATCACTCTAATTAGTTCAGCAGTATTCAAAAACAACCGTTTTGAAATAGGGTCTAATAACTGTTTGTTATATAAAATACCAGAAGATATAAAAAATTTCAGAAATATTACATCAGGGCATTCCGTTATAATGGGTTATAACACCTGGCTTTCGTTGCCAGAAGAACATCGCCCTCTAAAAGACAGAAAAAATATAATCCTGACTAGGCAGAAAAGAGAAGATTCTGATGAAGTTATTTTCACTACATTTGAAAATTTCAAGAGTTTTTTTGACGCAAAAACTAAATATTTTGTCATAGGCGGGGGGCAGATTTTTAATCTCTTCTTAAAAGATGATGTATTTAGACCTAGTAGAATCATATTAACTAGCATAACACCGGAGATTTCCGTAGATTCTGACACGTTTATGAATCCAGACTTATTCGGGTATTATAACATAACCGGTTATTCAGACGAGATGGATGGTATTAGCTTAAAATACAGGTATATTTACTTGTCATTAAGAAGCGGATCACACCAAGAGCAGAAATACTTGGATACGATCAAGAAAATTTTACATCTTGGTGAAGAAAGAACAGATAGAACAAACACCGGTACGATTTCATGCTTTGGTGAATCTATAAGATTTGACATATCAAATAGCATTCCTTTAATGACTTCTAAAAAGGTTTCGTTTAAAAACATAGTAGAGGAACTTCTATGGTTTTGTAAAGGCCAGACAGATTCTAAAATTTTATCTGAAAAAGGAGTCAATATCTGGAAAGGAAATAGCAGTAGAAAATTTTTAGATTCGAGAGGATTGCACGACAATAAAGAAGGAGAATGTGGACCAATATACGGTCACCAGTGGCGACGATTTGGCCAAAGACCAGGAGAGAATGGAACTGGTGTAGATCAACTAAAGTATGTTGAAGAATTACTTAATACTGACCCTTATAGTAGAAGAATCGTAATCAGTGCATGGAATCCATATGATTCCGATAAAATGGCTCTTTTACCTTGTCATACGTCAGTCCAATGGTATGTGACTAATTCAACGCACCTTAACTGTTTATTCACGATGCGATCGAGCGATTTCGCTTTAGCTTCTTGTTACAACATAGTATCCTACTCGATTTTAACATATATTTTGGCTAAAAGACACAATATGAAACCAGGGGAGATTATATACAACGCGGGAGATTGTCATATATACAAAAATCATCTGAAGGCTGTAAATGAACAGTTCAAAAGAAAATTTAGACCATTCCCCTGCTTAGAAATGAGTGAAGATATCAAAACAAAGAACTGGGAGGATATGGATTACTCTGATTTTACACTGGTTGGTTATTTTCCAAACGGTGCTATTAAGATGGATATGGCGGTTTAAAGATGGATTTTAGTATAAATAAATGATTATACTAAAATACTTGAAATTATGGTTTAGGTCCCGTTTGTGGGCCAAAAAACACTTTATTGAACAATAGAACGACTACTATAGAAACTATCGAAGATATGTATATACTTCTTGTTTTCATATACAATGCCGCAAACAGCAGTATTTTTTTCATATAATTTTTGCTTAAAACGTCTCTATAATCTTCAATCATTTCATTGACTATGTCAATAATACCGACCACTGAAAGTATGACAAAAATTATAGTTATGGGGCTGTCTTCGCCGAGCTTATCTGTTGTAAGCAGTATCATCTTTAGTATGCTTTTAGAAAAAAATTACATTTTCTTAATTTTAATATTTTCCCACATACTTGGTCTAAGTATTTCATTGTCGGATATAGACAACACGCCGTTGTTAGTGACGTACAACGTGGATATACCTTCTTTCCGAGTATTCGTAACTGGTGATATGTCGTCGTTTAGTTTAACAAGATCTTTTACTCTATTTATAGAAACAGAAGTTCCGGTGTATACTATATATTCATCCCATTCCTGTGAATTTTGACTTGATACGCTCAGGTCTCTTCTTAGAGTCTTGGAAATACCCGTAGATGAGCTCGTATACGTGAATAGCCCGTTGTTTATCTTTCCCTCGAAGTCACCAAATGAAAATCTTGAATGAGTTGGTGTATTCACCTTAACTGATGTAATTATATACAGCAGCCCATCTATAAAAACTTTAAGTTCGTCTAAATACACTATAGCTCTCGTAGCCCCATTTGTAAAATCCATTACAACTTATTATAAACACTGCTTTAACTTAAAGATTTAACTTTAAAAAACAGTATGGAGACTTCGTACTATAGAAAAGCCAGGGACAAATCTAAAATACATAACAAGTTCATGAGTGATGCAAAAACTAAAAATAACATACTTTCTGTCTTGAATATTGTACTGGTAAGTTTTGCAGGTATAAGTAATTACTTTGTATCAACCGATTATAACTATATAGTATCTATAGTCCTATATTTAAGTTTATTTGTATCGGGAGTACACAAGTATTTTAATTACGAAGAAGCTATAGAAAAACATAGAGTCAGTTCTATCTTATACTCCACACTTAGTCAAAATATACAGGACGGGTCCATACCACATCAATATATCATCAGTCAATTACAGCTGTTGAAAGTCATGGAACCGGATGTCCCAGAATTATTCGACGATGGTCATGAAAACTCAGATACTGTGCAGACAGTTGAAAGAGTACCACACACAGAACCCCCTGAGCTTCAGACAGATGCCGAATTCGATTTTGAAATGAAAAGATTCATGAACATCTAATCAGACTCTACATCCCTAGTTTTCATCGTAAATTTGAATGTAGTGCCATATTCAATAGAAGAATCTACTGCTAAATCTCCGCCCAGTAACAAGGCAATTCCCCTTGCTATCGGCATGGATAAACTCTTATTGCTTGTATCTTCGTGAATAAATCCTTCGAATACAGTATCTCTCTGGTATTTTGAAATTCTTGGGCCATTGTCCTTAAAATACATTTCAAAAGTATCGTTCTTCACTGAAGAAAGCACGAACACTTCAAGTTTATTTGAAAAAGAATATGATAGTACATGCATAATCATTTCTATGAATTTTTTGTAATCTGTGGATAGTATTACATCCCTGCTTTTCATAAATTTTACTTTTATGTAAGCAGCAGTGTTTATTTTTTCAATTTCTGTTATAGCTCTTGTGAAATAAAAATCTTCTATATTAAGCTCGACCGCCCCACTACTTATTTTGCAGTAATCAGCTGCGTTGTTTATAGTTTTTATTATTAGCATATTATTTTCACGAAGAGGTTCAATGTATTTTTTATGCTCGGGTGTCAATAAAGTTTTTACGAGAAAATTTGTCATATCAAGATTCACAGACACTAATGATTTTAGATCATTATTTATAAAATTTATAAAAGACTTTTTGCAGTTGGTCGGCTCGATATATAATATGTCATCTTTGTAACTTGCGACGCATGATATAATCACACTTTTTATAGCCATAACTGTCTTCTGTCTCTTCATAGACTTGGAAAAAGCCTTTAAATATGAAGTTATTTTATCTGTAAACGTGAAGTCTCGTATATTATACGTCTTCAGTTCTTCGCGTAAATAAGAGTTATATTCTAAAACTGATAGGTCATCTGACAACCTAATTATACAAATAGGTAGGTCCTCCATTTGCATAATTATAGAAAATTATAGGAAATTATATCCACCTCGCTAAACCCTACTGAAAGATATTATTCTGTTATAACAGAATAACGGATTTCAAACTTTTCCATCAAATCCTTTATCAGTCGGTTTTTTAAACGCGAGCGAGGCAACACGTACGAAAGAATTATAACTTGATTGTTATAACACCTTTCATAAAAATATTTTTAGCAGAGTTGGTATCTCTATCACATACCAATTTACATTTTTTACAATCGTATATTTTAGAAGCTCCAATATTTGTCCATAAATTCCCACATCCCGAGCAACCCTGTGTAGTATAATGTTCCGGAATCATAAAAACTTTTTTGTGTCTTGTGGTTGCTTTGTAAAGAAGTCTTGATTTAAAAATGAAAAATTTCAAGTCGTTGAATGCTCTATTGACTGTTTTATTTTTTCCATTTTTGGTCATATTGTGGCTCTTAATATCACCCATGAAAATAACATCGTTTTCGTCTAGAAGTGCTTTTATCAAACTCCAGTGAATGTTATCTGTGAAATCAATTTTCTTCTTTTCTATCTTGTTTAATGCTTTTTTTCTTCTTTTGTGATTTTTTAGAGAATCAAGTTTCTTGTTGAATTTTTTCAAGAGATTCATATTAACTTCATATTCTGTTATACCACTTGGTCCATAACTTGAAGCAAGAGTTCTTGTTCCTAGGTCTACTCCGCAAGCTTTTGTAAACGAATTGTTTTCCCGAGTTATCTGGGGTATTACAATCCCAATGTAATAAAGTCCTTTTTGTCTTAAAAGATCGCAGTTATGTTCTAGTTTAAATTTTCCATATTTCGTCTGGTTCTTGTTGCTTATTTTTAAATATTCGTTTCCTTTCCATTTAGTTGGATAAATTTTAAATCCTTTATCTGACATATTTAAATCTCTTGAACCGAGTTCTAAACACTGTCTCACATCTTTCTTTTTTTTATACGAAATGTCAAAAGCCCTTATATTACCAGCTTTCATATTTCCAGAAGCAGTTTTATAAGCATCGCATAGATTAAAAACAGCATTTTGCCTAGTGGAATCTGAAGCAACTAGTTCAAATTTCTTTCTCTCGGTTGTTATTGCTTTTTTAGAATTTATAGTTACTAAATAATCTCTGATGGTATGCTTCTGTCCATACTTGAATTTTTTTTGTTTTATAAGAGAGTTTGCCTTATTGTAAATGTATCTTGTTACGTCAAACAATTCATCAATTAATTTCTTCTGCGTCTTTGTCGGATAAATCTTTATTTTTATCGTCCTCAACCCTGTTTTTTGAATAGCTTCTTTTTCCCATTTGTCTACAAGAGTAGATACGGACAATGGACAATAAGTCTTCTGCGAGTTCAATTTCGCTTGTTGTAATTTTTTTAATTGTTTGGGCATCAAGCCCGGTGAGAATAGAAGCATTCCCGACAGATATGTAATCTTTTTCTTTCCCATTCATTCGCCTTATAATACTTAAATTATATCTCTTTAAGTTGTTTTTAAAAGTTTATTATAATATACAAACTTTAATAAATGAATCTGTGCGCGACAGTTCTTTGTTTTTTGGAGTTATAGTGACGAAACTCGAGTTGTGAAATTTTATTTTTTTGATAAACTTCTTGATTATCGCAACTTCTTGCGTTCTTGGGTAATTTTCGATAACATCAATGTCTCGTGGTATGTATAACCTACGTATAATATATTCCATGTTCTTAAGGTGTTTAATAAGTAAATTCATGTATAACTGTTGTTGAATCAAGGACAGTGACATTAATACTACTACAGAAATTAATCTTTGGGTTGAATCCATTTTAGTATACTTGTCTGTCCTTTAGGTATTTTACTTTTTATCTTGGCAATCTTTATCTCGTCTGTTCGTTTTTTGGTGTATTCTCCAGTAGCATCTGTGAAAATTTTCTCAGAGTCTGATATTAGAATCTTTAAAATTTCACTTACAGGATTATGTATCTGATTCGTTACGTAATAAAGATAGTCTATTTTCATCCCTTCTGCTTTTACTACTTCGGGGTCTTCTGCCTTTTCGTATAATTTTGCTTGAGGTTTATCTGGGATTTCTACAAACACATAGTTAATCCTGTCCCCTATGTTTGGAGCACTCCCTGGATCTCTATCTCTCATTTTTATTGCTAAAGAAACATGCGGTAAATTTGTGTTTTTGTAGTCGTTATCCCCGATTATCAATTCACCTTTTGGTGAAATTTTTCCATAACCTTTTGCTAAAGATTTTGTTACTACCAAGTCTGATACATCGACTTCATTGTTCATTAGCTTTTCTAATTCGTTTTTCAAAAAACTAATAGATTTGTTGATTCCTCTTTCACCGAGCTCCAAAAGAGGTGAAACAACACCCGTGTAGATTTTTTTTACTATATCCGGGTTATCTCTCCTTTTCAACACAACTCCCTTTTTCTCTACCATATCTATCGTATATGGATTTTTTCCATAGTAATTCCCCAGGTATCTCTTCTTTGATAAAATCAGAAAATTTGTATAAACTTTCTCAAATTCAAGATTGATAGGGTGTTTAAAAAGGGCTTTTGTGACTTCGCTTGCTAGGGCTTTCCCATGTTCGAAAGCCTCTTCTATGGCCCTAGTTTTATACTCGTTTATGATAATATCTTCTTTGTCTGTTGTTTTTATAACGTCTTTATATTTGTTGATAACTTCTTTATACTTTATCAGAGCTTTCGTGTTAAGTTCAACCATGCAACTATCAGTGTTTTTGATAATAATGCTACCAACTCCTGCTTGATATCTACCACATTCCGTTTCCAAGTCGTATACAAAGTCGTTGGTGTATTCTTGCTCGGTTATTTCGGTTATCTTTGGTAGCAAACGCTTAGGCAAATAGTTGATTTTTTTCATCATATATAAAATTCCAGCATGACCTACCTCTCCACCATCTGTTATATCTCTTCCTGATGCTAAAAAACCATCGAAGAATGCTTCTATTATATTTTTGTTACCGTTTAGAATTTTAACTGGGATTTTTTGATAATTTTCACCGTAGTAAAATCCGTATATATATGCTCTGTCTGTAGTGGTGGAATCATCATCAACTGGAAAAGTGTCTGGATAACTCTGAAGAAGTTTTAAATTTGTATTACATTCTATAGGTTTAATTATTTTTTTATTTTCATCGAGGAGAGAGTGGTCTTCTGTTACATACACCCTGCTATCTCCAGTTGATATTTTGTAAATTTTCTTATCGCATTTATGACGTATTACTTTATTTATGGTTTGCCATCCTAGATCTGTCCATACTTTGAATCGCGTCTTGGAAAATTCCTTTTCTGATCTTATGCTTTCGTCGAAAATCTTAAAGGCAGGGTAGTCTGTTTTATGCTCACAATCAAAGATGTTTTCTATAGTTCTAATGTGAACTAGCCCGGTTATTGGGTCCAATAACAAAAGAGGAGTCGAAGGAGTACAAGAATCTCCGTATATTACTTTAGAATATTCAGAAGGCTTTACTTCGTAGTTAATTTTATAAAGCACCATTGATTTATAAAATAAAGAATTCTTTAAGTATTTGTTACAAATACTTGACCCACTCCAAGTTGATATGTACCAATATCAGAATTGATGTTGTACAAGAAGTCTTCGTATTGTTCTGAAACGATTTCTATCTTTTTAACTATCTCTGATACTGGTTCGCTTGGTTGATACACCAAGTTGTCTGAAACTTTTGCATTTATACTTGCTTTTTTGTACATATAAAACAACTCAGCTGAACACAGATTTGATAGTTTTTCATGCACGTTCATTGAACAAAAACCTTCTATAAAAGGTTCTGCTAGTTCCAAAGAACCATTTATTATATCAAACTGTATTCTTGAATATTCTCCATCGGCTGTCATTATCCCAGCCATGTGAGCGTTGTCGCTGTTTAAACCATTGTCGATATTTTGATACAATAAAGGATACCTTGTGACGAGTTTGTCGCCAACTTTCAACGGCTCCTTGTTAGATTTGTATAATTTACAAGATTCTGCTATCTCAACGGTCCCGATATCAGACGAAACCTTAATCACCATACACGATAATATTTCTTTTTCTACGCTGTTAATATCAACCCATCCGATTGGAGAAAAACACTGATACTGACAATCTTGTGATTCTTGATAATCTTCAAACACTCCTTCTACCGACATGAAATACGTATTCCCGTTTTTTGGATCTCTGACCAAAATTGGATTTTTTCCGGTTACCCAGCTCATAACACTTATACCAGACTTTTCTTTAACTCCTAGTAACTTAAAGAAATAAAGTCAATTGCTAATAATGATCCAACAAAAAGACTATTTTAATGGGGAATGCGTTGGTATAACAAAAGAACAAGAAGCTCTATTTTTAAATAGTAAAAATACAGGCTTGCTTGCTGAAAACTATATTTCAGAAATTCTAAAAGAGGCTGGTTACAAATTTAAAAAAAATCATAGAATTCGCTTAGATAACACATCTGTCATCCCAGATTTCTATCTTAGTGAAATAGATATCATATTAGAAATAAAAAGCAGAAGCTATACGTGCCCTGGCACGTCAAGTGAAAAAATAGACAATATTCCCAGAAAGTATAGCAAAATTATGAAGGTTGAACAGTATAAAAATACAAAGGTTATAGTAGTTTTTTGCGCATTCGAGGTTGTAAATAAATCATGCAAAGAGATTGTAGATGCTTCTTCGGAATATGCAAAAGATTTTATAAATTTGTGTAAAAAATACAACGTCAAAGAGTGGGTGAACTGTGGAGATTTGCTGAAAATACTACCAAAGAAAGTTAAGCCTTTTATCAAATGGGTTGGTGGGAAAAAAAAGTTGGTGGATAGAATAATGGAAGAATTCCCAGAATGTATAGGCACTTATTATGAACCATTCGTAGGAGGAGGATCTATGTTATTCTCTCTAAATAGAGACTGTAGAAAAAGTATTTCAGACATCAATGAAAAACTTGTAAATTGTTACATTGTTGTTAAAAATAATCCAGAAGAACTAATACATGAACTCTCGAATGAAAAGTATACTAACGATTCTGATAATTTTTACAGAATCCGCGAAGTCTTTAACAGCAACTCAGAAGATTCTATAGTTTCTGCCGCAATGTTTATATACCTTAATAAATGTTGTTTCAACGGGATGTATAGAGAAAATAAAAATGGACATTACAACGTCCCGTTCGGGAGAATGAAAAACCCTATCATATGTGATGCGAAACTAATAAGAAATGTTTCTGAATATCTTCAAAACGTAGAAATAGAATGCAAGTCATATGAAAGTATAGACGCTAAACAAGGTGATTTAGTATATTTAGATCCTCCATATCATAACACTTTTGCAGACTATAACAAAACCGGTTTTTTGGAAGAAGACCATGTTAAATTAAAACACTTTGTAGATCAGCTGGTTAGTCGCGGAGTATCTGTCGTATTAAGTAATAGCAACACAGAGTTTATTACAGATTTATATAAAGAGTATAATATATCAATCATCGATACAAAATACTCGGTTGGAGCAACGTCTAGATCACCTAGCCAGGAAGTGTTAATAGCTAAAATTTGTCATTTAGAACCAGCCACTTGAGACTCTCTTTTTTCTTATGTTTCATAGCAAGTTCTGTAATAGACTCGTCATACTGGCAACCCTTCTTATTTAGGTAGTCTAATATTTCTAGGTTTTCAGCTAGTATTGCTGTTTTAAATGCTTCAGTGCCAAGAGATATCTTATATTCCTGTATAAGTTTTTTGAAAAGTAAGTTTGCTTTCTGTTGAATGGCTGACATCACAGCTAAATCGTCTACTACAGCCCCATTTTTAATAAACCATGATATAGTATTATCATCGCTTGTTTTAGAAATCACATGAGACAGACACTTAGTAGACATTGGTATATCTTTACTTTTTAACCAATTCAGGATAGATAAATCAAAATTTTGAATATATGCAGTGTCATCGGTCGGGCAAGAATGATGAAGTAACCACTCTGCTACTTCAAGTTTGCCCGCTTGTATTACTTTATTGAAAACAGCTTCATCTATATTGATTTTCATTATACTGAATATGTAGAAAAAAATCTTTTTTTTTCTACAAATATATTAAATGTTCAATCTAGCAAGACCTGAAAATTATCCTATCATGGACCAGGATACTAGACAACCAGAAATCCAGTATACTACTACAGTTTCATACCTTCATATAAATTCAAGTGATAGAAACGTTACATCCTACCCTAATGTAAATTCTTATAGAATTTCTTTACCAGACAATTACAGGAATGTTCATTCGATTGAGCTAGCAACATGCAGTATAGCCAACCAGGGATCTCCATTGAATCTTCCATTTTTAGTTTTGAAAATAGATGGGCTTAACCATATACAATTCTCAAACAATTCTATAGATAAGGCTTTTGCAACTTTGTATCTTAAAAACACAACAGCAGGTCATATCCAACCAGAACTGGGAGTACTTCAAAGAAATGTATTACAATTCAAAACGCCATTAGCTTCTTTGAATTACATAGAGCTAAGTATACTACAGCCTAATGGAACTTTATTCAGTTTCGGAGAAACTTCAGGTGACATCACATCAGCTTATTCTAATTCGTTTTTGTTAAAAATTATCACTCTTGAGAAATCTAGACAAGATTTACATAATAGAGCAACTTTTTAATTCAACGAAGTCCTACCATCTTGACGAGAATCTGAACCAGATCTTGATTTTGTTTCTACGATAGGGGTGAATCCCTTGAGGTCATAAAACGTTCGTTTATAATATTCGCTTTCCATTGGCTGGCAACTTTTTCTTTCTCTGGAATTTGTTTCTGAAATAACTGGACCACTGTTAGGTAGTCCACCAGTAGTAGCAAAAGGAAGAAAACCAAAATTCTGACGAATTTTTGGGTTTGTAACAGTACTCCTGATCAACTGAGACTCCACGTCTGTAAAAGACGATGGTTTCCCGAATCCTTCGACGAAATTGATACCAGCATCATTCTTCAACACGCTGTTCCAGTTAGTCGTATAATATTTAAGGGGTTCCTGTGACTGTTTTTCGAAATCAGATGTGTCAGACTTCAATCCCGAATTTTTACCATAATTTACACTGCTAAAATTCATTCCTATATACACTGCATATAGGAAAAAATATTCATTAAATTGCTTAATATTGTCTGGAATCCACAAGTTGTCTTAATTTTTTATTGTAATTTTTTTGTGATTCTTTCAACACTTTAACTGCTCTAATTCCTCTTAACGCCTGTGGATGAGCACGGGGCCTAAGAGACAGCGAACCCAGCCCTATTTCTGTATTTCTAGCGCTTTTAACACCGAAAGAAACAAGCATTCTCGTAAGTTCGTTTTCTTTTTCGATTACCATTTTAAAAATGTCTGTCCCAAAAACTCTGTTTTCAATCTCGGTTTTCAAGATTCTTTTATAATTCATTGTTACATAACTCGGAATGTAACAATGACTCCCAACACAATCATAATCTTCGTTAACTTTCCATACATTTTCGTCTTTTTTCCAGTGTTTGTGCGATACCATTTATGTTTATCACCAAGCCCCTAAAAAATCACTTTTTATAGACTTAAAGAGGAATCGCGTATAAGTTGTATGAAGGGGGATATCACACAGATTATGAAAACCGTAAAAGAAATGAGAACCTGTGTAGCCCGAGGTGACAAAAGTCTTCAGGAAATTATCGAAATGTTCGGAGAATTCAGACACGAATGCCCTAAACTTTTTGATCTTGTTCTAGAAAATAAGCCTGGATACTACCAAGAACTACAGAATATGTTAGGTTATGCTAAAAAAGTTAAAACAGGAGAAGCTAGCATGGAAGATGCTACAAAGGTCGTAAAGAATATATACGATAGAAAGTATGTATATCCAGTTTTAGAATCCAAGTCTCGAGATCTAGATATAGATCAAAGAGCTGCGACAGAAGCATATGTCAGGGATCAACAAGCAGAGGTAGAAAGATTAGAGGCTTATTGGGCAGAGAAACACGCGGAAAATGACAGCGACGACGAAATCAGCGATTACGAGTAAATTTTGTTTCGAGAATTTCACATAAAATCTTCTTGGTTATCTTACCGGAAGGCAAAGATAAGCCAGATTTAACAAAAATATCCTTTAGCTTTCCTAAATCGTATCCAGTCAAACAAGATTTTTTATTACTTTTTGATCCTAAACGAAGCTCTATTAAAAATTTTTCTCCTTCTTTATGAAATGATACTTCTTCTTTTGATTCTACCTCTCTGTTGATTTTTTTAAACTTGTCTTTTTGAGATAATTTTTTCAAACTGTATATGCCAAATTTAAAATCTACATCTATAGGTGGACGAGTTCCCATCACATCAAGTATGTCCTTTTGAGTTTCATTTGTTTTTTGCGCTAAATCGACAATGGATATGCTACCTGTTTTTTCAAAAACTTTTAATATTTTTGATGAAATCTTGTTATATAGTGATATGTCGTGGTAGAATGTATTAAAAGTGGAGATATCTTGAGAACCTGTCCCTTCATAATTACACGTATAATTGCATAAATTATACTCGCACTCTCTAGACCCATCAACTGAATCGCGTATGTTTTGTTTCTTGAATGCTTGGCAGGTAAACGAATCTACGGCTATAAGTCTTTCAAAATCTTTTAATACGCGATCTTTAACAGATGATAAGAAATATCTAGCAAAATCAACCGACTTTTCTATGTTTGTGCTCAAAGCGCAATATAAATATACATCAACCGTCCTATCCTTTTTCTGTAACCTGGAGTGAGACCCGCGTCTAGCAGTTCTTCCTATTATTTGATCTATAGACGAATAATTCCAAGAAGGTTCATATATATGAACTTGTCTAATGTTTTTAAGAGTGATTCCTTCTGATATTATACCACTCCCGATGAGTATTTTATATTTTTCACCAGAGTCGTTATCTCTGGAGTTGAATTTTGATATCTTTTTTGTTATTACTTCTGGAGTAGAGTCCGAAGTAACTTCTATGATTTTATCATAACCGTTTGCTCTTAAACAAGCTTTTATAAGAGGGACACCGTCGTCTTGTATATTTCTAGCATGGATATATATTTTACCTTTTGAGTTCTTAAGATTAAGTAACATATTATACAATTTTGACGAATAATTCTTGATGTTATTCTCTTTTAAGAAATCAGTGTTTCTTCTTTCTTTGATATAGTATTCCATACCAGACTTTCCGTAAACATTTTTACCTCCGACGTCTGGATATATCATACTGCTTAACATCTCAAGAGAACCTTCTATAAGATTTATATCGACTACATTGTTTACTACTTTCAGATATCTGTCGTTCTGATGAGGATTCATTTTACAAGGTATTACACCAAGAGACACCCTCATCCCATTTATTATTTTTTTTGAATTTGGGAATGAAACAGATGGAAAATCTTTTATATCAGGTCTCAGATAAGATATTTTCCCATGCAGTCTACCTAATAGTGATTTTTTACCATCTTCTGTCAGATTCAAGATTTTATTTTTATACAGGTATTTCTTCTCTATTTCTATATTCTCTACATAACCATCTGCATGTAATCTTTTAATATCGTATTGGCGCAAAACACCCCCGTTTAAAATATTGCTTAACTGGAACAGGTCTGTTATACTGTCATAAGCTGGAGTAGCACTTAGTAGTACCAATTTATAGCGTTTTGATATTTTAACGCAAGACATTACATGCTCATAGCCAGTATTCCCTAGAAGATTATGAATTTCATCTATTATTATAACCTTGTCTGTGAAATCAACTGTTTTATTTTTGAGACTGTTGTATGTTATAAAGCTGTAGTTTCTGGTGCTATTCTTGTTCAATAAATCTAGCTGAGACTTGAAATCAGAAATCAACGTTTGATTTTTTGTAACGACTACTATTTTTTTAGAGGGGTTTTCTCTTATAAAATTTTCTGCTATGGCTATTGAAGCGATAGTTTTACCAGTCCCTGTGCTAAAATAAAGTAGTATAGAGTTATAAGGACTCATTGGATTGATATAGTTGCTGACTACATGTTGATAACTCGAAAGAAACTCGTCTGTAAATTTAGAGACTATTTCTTTCTTGGTTCCTATCTTTCTATTGAAGTCTGGATCTTGATACCATGGGTAATACATTATATATTACCTAAGGAAAATATTTAAATTTTAAGAGTAACTTAAAGAAAAGTGATTTTAATCCCGCTTTGTTAAGAATCTCGAACACCTCAAATGAACTCTCTACAAACCGAATTACTCGCAATCATCAATCAACTTGGACATAACGAGTCATTAAATACTTTGACTTCTAGTATGAATGCTATGCAGTTCAATCTCAATAGAACTGATGTAAATACAAAACTGCAAGACTATATCGAAATGGAAATCGAATCCGAAAATGGACAAATTAAAAAACCAAAAAACATTATCATTACAAGCCCAACACAGGTTGGTAAAACTTCTTATATTATCGAAAACTGTAAAAAAAATAAAAATCAACCTTATCTTTTTGTTCTGACTTGTGACAATAGCAAAGCTCAGATGAAACAGCTGGAAACTCGTCTTAGAGATGAAGGGCTTGTTTCTTTTGATTTGAAAACTGCTACTAGTTCCAGAATTGAAAACACTCTCTCTCAACAAAGAGCAGTTTTCATTTTGATGCTAAACAACGAAAAACAAATTACTAAACTTGAAGCTGTCATTAACAGACTACAAGTAAATTACAAACCTAAACAATACATCATATTTCACGACGAAGCTGATACTGTAAATAAAGCAGACAACGGGGCTCTAGATGCTCCACTGTCTCATAAAAAATGGAATAGTCTTTTTGCTACAATTTCAGCAAGAAATGAAATAGTAAAAAGATTCTGGGTGTCTGCTACTCCTGAAAATTGCAGCAGCATCGGAAACATTACTGGAAAAGACATCGTGGTCCTACCAGTTCCTGAAAAGTACGTCAATGTCTCTGAAAATATTAGCTGGGATGGTTGTAGCGATGAAAAGCTTGGATATGAAATAACCAGAGTAAAAATTTCTAGAACCAGAGAAGTATCTTCTGATATCTCCAGTATAATTGACAGATTTGTTCCAAACGTAGTAGTCGGGTATATCTTGATGAATAGGGGAATTTCTTTTGTGGCTGGACCAGTTGGTAGAACTTTACCACCAACTGCTACTGTGATGTTCTATTCTGGTGGCTCTACGACTCATATAGTTGGTATAGCTCAGAAGTTTGGTAGAATCTGTGGAACAAGCAGACCAGACATTCAAAGAAGAGTAGTTTATTGTGGTGATAGCGTATCTAAAAAACCAAGAACAAATATTCAAGAAATTATCAGGTGCTGGAATGGGAATGACAATGGCTGAAATCTTAGCAGAATCAGGTCAAGCTTTGCCAGTTAAGCCAGCTCTAAAAATAGTAAATAAAGAATATTCTAGTTCCAGTAGCTCTACAGATGGAAGTGACAGTGACAATGGATACGACACGAGTAAGATGCATAGACTAATTGATAACTGGTGGAAAAAGAACACTATAATAGGTAAAATATTGTCCATATTATATGAAAACTCGTCCGGTATGTCTGAACTTGAACTTAAAAATCATATAAGAGAGTTTGGCTCTACTGACGTTAATAAAATGTATCATCATCTAATTACAGAAACAAAAAATTATATACTAGTATTCAAAAGAAGCAATAACACAACTTTTATAAGACAAGAAGCTATGGATTATATTAACACACTATAAACAAGACAACGCCTCTTTTATTATAAGTTTAAGAACATTTACACTCATACTATTCCCGATTTGATGACAAAGTTGTACATCTCCAACTACATTTACAAAATTTTTTCTAAATCCTTGTAATCCAGAACGAGTCAAGGTTGGACAAATATCTTTCATAATACCGAAGGAATCACAGCTTAATATATAAGTACCTTCAGTCGCATTTGTTAACTTTTTTTTAATAGTGTTTGCTATATTATCATTAGACGCAATATCTCTGTTTAACATAAATTCATCTATACTTCTAATTGCAATTTTACTCGGTTTAACAAATTCTTTTTTTTGTAAATCCTTTCTTATGCACACAAAGTAAACTCTTTCTCTGTTCTGGGGTTATACAAAGAGTGATAGACACAGTATCCTAAAGATTCAAGTTTTTTTATTAAAATTTTAAACGGCAACCCTTGTTCTATATTAACAAAGCCTCTTACATTTTCTAAAATGCATATTTTTGGTCTGCTATTTTTTATAGTATTTATCATCTTTGGTATTATACACGCTCTTGAGTCCTTAGTTCCTAATCCCTTTCCCATGTTCGAAAACGATTGACATGGAAATCCGCATACGTATAAATCAACATGTGGTAACAACGAGTTATCTCTTTCAAGCATATCTATATAAACTTTTTCTGGTTTTTTGTAATTCGCCTCGCTAGACATTCTAGCATATTTATCTATCTCGCAATTCCATTTTTGAATAAATGGAACTTTCATCTGTTTTAGAGCTTCTAAAGGTGCTTCTATACCAGAACAGTCAGTTCCTATTGTTATTGTCATTAATTTAATGACAATAAAAAATTATTTATTCAAAACCGAGAACTATTTCTTTCTATACGCTGTCTGCTGAACAGTAACGCTGTGCTGCATCGCCTTAGCATCTTTTTTCATTTCGTTCGTAGTATGTATAACTGGGTATTTTTCTGTTATATAACTTTTTCTCAACATAGTCGTTGAAACATTTCTCCCGAATATTTTATTCAAAAATTGAGTAAGATTGACTTGTCCCATCGGGGTCATAACCCTGGTTAATAGAAGGTATTTGACGTGTATAAGATCCGGGAACAGCTTTGATCTTAAATTTAACCATGATTTGATTATATCTACGAGTTCTTCTGGTAGATCGATCTCAACCTTTCCGTATTTTTTTTTAGTTTTATACCTGTTTAAAATAAGTTTTTTATCGACTAGAAATATGTAATTTTTGGAGGTGTCCTGTTCTGTTATAAAAGAGTCATATACTAAACAATCTACAAAATCATTTCTTACTGGTGGTATCAGATAGTATAAATTTACTACTAAATACTTCTGGTAATCTGTGAATAATACCAAATCTCCTCGTTTCTCTTCGCGGTTTCTCAAGGAGTCTTTTAAGGTATCTATGATTTTTTCTATATCGATTTTAGTGACCATATTAGCATTTTCGCTCTCGGTTTTTATATGTTCTTGTGTTTCGTCCTGAATCAAGTCATTCATTCTCTTCATTTCGTCTGAATATTTCGCGATCAGTGATGGGATGTCGTCCGTAGCTTTGAGATAGACTACTATAGCTGTTAAAAAACTTTTGTATGTTTTCTTGGTATATTTTGTAATTAGATATGTTGTTACGTCATCATAATTTTTTAATTCTTTTCCAGCACCAAATAGCTTGACCATTCTAGATGTGTATGTTTTATTAGTAACGACAGCGTTACCTTCTGCATATTTTGCAATGACATTAAAAATTTCATAGTACGACGACATTTAAGTTCATTACAAAATATCCCTTTAAGTATTAAAGAAACAAAAGAATTTAGATAAAATAAAACTTGATAACATTCAATTGAATACTTGGAATTTACTAGCCTGGACACGCAGATTAGCAGCTTCTCTAAGATTTTTAATATATTGCTCAGCACCAAAGTGCGCAATATCTTCAATAGCTGATGTCTTTGGCGACGATGTCTTTGGCGACGATGTCTTTGGCGACGATGTCTTTGGCGACGATGTCTTTGGCGACGATGTCTTTATCGTATAATGCATCTCGCAATCTTTTTTCGTAGAATATCTCCCGCAAACGTCACATATATAAATGCCTCTCTTGTTTAAATCCAGTCTTTTTTTTGCTTGTTCCATCATATACAGCTCATATGTCTCTGGCGACAATGTCTTTGGCTCATATGTCTCTGACGATGTCTTTGACGACGATGTCTTTGACGACGATGTCTTTGACGACGATGTCTTTGACGACGATGTCTTTGGCGACGATGTCTTTGGCTCATATGTCTCTGGCGACGATGTTGGCGACGATGTCTTTGGCGACGATGTCTTTGGCGACGATGTCTTTGGCGACGATGTCTTTATCGTATAATGCATCTCGCAATCTTTTTTCGTAGAATACATCCCGCAAACGTCACATATATAAATGCCTCTCTTGTTTAAATCCAGTCTTTTTTTTGCTTGTTCCATCATATACAGCTCATATGTCTCTGGCGACAATGTCTTTGGCTCATATGTCTCTGGCGACGATGTCTTTGGCGACGATGTCTTTGGCGACGATGTCTTTGGCGACGATGTCTTTGGCGACGATGTCTTTGGCGACGATGTCTTTGGCGACGATGTCTTTGGCGACGATGTCTTTGGCGACGAGTTCTTCTTCCTGAATGGAAACCGCAATACCATTTTCAATGGCCATACGGGTCTTGATGTCTTCTTCGGTGTTATTACATTAACCATTGCGTAATACAATCATAGAAAAAAATAAAATTTATTAGACCATTTGAGATATTTTTTTCTTTTGACTGAAGATGGGAACGCAGCCATCTTCAGTTATGAGTATGCAAGTCTTCTAGGTTTCATATTTTTATAACTTGTTTCCATTAATGATTAGTCTGACAAGAAAGGATCATCATCATTAGATACTGCTTTCTGCACCTTTTTTTCAACAGGAGTTTCTTCAAACGTCGCAGAAGATTTTTCTGGTTTTGACATTTTCAATCTGACAATGGAATATTTGATTCTATACAAGTCTTTACTGAAAACTATCTTATCTACCTTTAAAGTTGCTGTAACATCAGTTCCGATATCATATAAAGGTATTTGGTCCCCGTATATATCAAAACACTTGGCGTTTTCATCCAAGTATGCGTTAATACATACTGTCCCATCTTCATCTATATCTAACTGAGGCTGGAGGGAATTTTTCAACCTCTCTTGTGTGAAAGTCTTACCCTTGAAGATATTTTGACTGTTTGCATGGAGATAATCTATAACAACGCTGTCTAATTGTTCCAGAAATTCGATAAATCGCTTCTTAGAATGAATTTTGAAGGTTAAAATACCATCGATGAATTTGATTCTAGGTGATGAAAATGTCAAGCTTGTCCCGTTATATTTTACTGGACAGTCCCATTTACCAGTAGATAGATTTTTAATGGCTTTAGTGACTTCAATGTTTTCCAGCAACGGAGTGTCTTTGTAGCTCAGGGCCATATACTGTAATATCATCAGTATTCTTTAAGTCGTATTCGTATATTCATAATTATTTTTTCAAAAGGTGTATTATATGGAGATACTGTCTCAATTTGGAATAGACCCTTATGAATATCTTGGAGTAACTATAGAATCTACATCAGAAGAAGTTAAAAAAGCATATAAAAGTAAAGCAAAGATACTTCATCCAGATAAAACCAATGGGAAAACCGAAGCACAATTTAAACTATTAGTTTTGAGCTACAAGTCCGTTATTAAAAAATGCGTTGATAAAAAGTCAGCAACATTCGAAGAATTAAAAAACACACCAAGAGAAGAAAAGTCATATACAAGAAGCTTTCACTCAACAAATTTCGACGATCCAGAAACCAGGAAGGAAATATTTGTGGATGATGACATCAATATAGAAGAATTTGAAGAAGCTATTAAAAAGGCACAAGGTAGATCTACCTCATATTCCGCTGAAAATTACTATAAAAAGGAAGTGTTAGATACTATGAAAACAAATGGTAAATTCGACAAAGACAAGTTCAATGCATTTTTTATGAAGCTTCAGAAGGATGGAAAAATACAGAACCAGCTCATTAGAAAGGAGAAGGTTGTAGCGTGTAACGCCGACAAAGAATATGTTAATGTAAATTCCTACGATGATATGATGATATATTCTATAGACAAATCAAAAGGTAACTACAAAAAGTTTCTTAAAGAAAACGAGGTAAAAAATGATGATATAACCGAGTTGTTTGACACAGATGCAAAGGTATTAGATAGTTTAATCAAAGAACATAAAAAGAATACTGGGAAGATTTCTAGGAAAAAATTAAGAGATTTGCAGGAAAAGGCAAAAATTGATATTCCTGTAAATAACCAACTGACGTTTGCCAAAGCAAAACAGCAAATGTTAATGGAGCAAATGAACGAGATACAGGATTCTCGTAAAAACCAGAAAGAATACGTGATGAAAAATAAAAGAGTTTTTGTAAATAGCATATCATATGATTAAAAATCTTCGTCTAAACTAAAAGTGTTTTGTTCTTTTGATACTCCTACCCCGGCTTTCCTATATGAAGTGATACGTGTTTCAAAAAAGTTTCCAAAGTCCTGGAGCGAGATATATTGCATAAAATCAAAAGGATTCTTGCTAGTGTAAATGGTATCGTAATTCATCTTGGATAACCAATAATCAGACACATATTCGATATACTGCTTCATCATGTCACTATTCATACCAATCAATTTAACAGGGATACTCTGAGTTATGAATTCTTTTTCAATTTCAACTGCTTCCTTGAAGATTTGATGGACTCTTTCTTTCGAAAGTTTGTTTTCAAGCTTGCTATACAAAGCAATAGCAGCATTACAATGTAATGCTTCGTCTCTTGATATTAATTCGTTAGATTTTGTCAACCCAGGCAAGAGACCTCTTTTCTTCAACCAGTAAATAGCACAAAAACTACCAGAAAAAAACACACCTTCTACTAAAATGAATGCCATCAATCTTTCTGCAAAAGTCCCGTTAGTTATCCATTTTAAAGCCCAATCTGCTTTAAGTTTGACAGCTTTGTTGTTCACTACTGCTGAAAATAATTCAGCTTTTTCTTTTTCATCTTTAACATAAGTTTCTATCATAAGCGAATATGTATAAGAATGAATAGATTCCATCATAATCTGAGAAGCGTAAAACTGACGCATTTCAGCTAACTGAACTTCTTTGTAAAAATTCAATACCAAATTTTCGTTTACTATACCATCGCTAGCTGCAAAAAAAGCAAGAACATTTTTTATAAAATGTTGTTCGTCCTTGTTCAACTTTACCCAATCATCTAGGTCTTTAGAAAAGTCTATCTCTTCTGCTACCCAAAAATTTGCTACGGCAAATTCATACATTATCCATATATCCTGGTGGATAATTGGGAATACGGTATATTTGTCTGGTGTTTCTACTAGAATAGGTTCCATTAATTCTAACTAAGAAAAAATCTTTAAGTTAATTATAAGTTAAAGAATTGTTTTTACTAAAGTCTAATATGGGAGATGACATAATTTGCGATAAGGTTAGGAAACTTATGGAAAAGCCTATGCCAGAACAAAGAAGTAAAGAGTGGTTTGAAGCAAGAAGATTAAAAGTTACAGCTTCTAGTGCTGCAAGTCTTCTTTCTAAAACTGAAAAAGAATGCGGAAGTTATGTTAAAACATATGGATTAGAAGACACGTTTGATTACAACGGAAAATGTTGTAACAGCTATTCCTCGTTTGAGCAGTTTAGGATGGATAAAACAATACAACCAGAATTTAAAACAAACGTTGCGTGCGCATGGGGAGTGAAATACGAACAAGTTGCTACAGACATCTACATGTTAATGAAAGATACTGTGGTCATAGAATTTGGATTGCTTGCGCATGATACTATACCTTGGCTGGCCGCATCCCCTGATGGCATAACAGTTGACGGTACAATGCTTGAAATAAAATGCCCTTTTAGGAGAAAAATAACAGGGATACCTCTATTCGTATACTGGAATCAATGTCAGCTCCAATTGGAGGTATGTGATTTGGAAGTATGCGACTTTTTCGAAGTAGAACTCACAGAAGTGTCTTCTTTTGCCGAGCTTATAGACGATTCTTTGTGTGATAAAAAGTCAGAGTACAAGGGTTGTCTGATACAGATAGAATCAGTTCCAGATATCTTAGAGGAAAGGAAATTTATCTACCCGGATAGAAATATTATCAACGATATGCTAGCTCTAAATAAATGGGCAGAGGATACTATAATTAGCACAATAGATACTAGAAACCTAGAAGTATTGGAACAGAAAGAAAATATTGTAACATGCAGAGATTCCAGATACAAAAAGTACAATTTTAGAACTATATTCTGGAGAACCAATACTATATCATGCGTGCCTATAAAAAGAGATAGAGAATGGTTAAATGACGTAAAACCTATAATGGAAAAAAGATGGCAGGATATATTAACATTCAAAGAAAATTATGTCCCTGGGGAGGTTCTGAAAATTGAACCAGAGGACAATTGTTTATTTTAGATTATTTTCTATGCTGCTTACAACAAATGAACAGTATAAAAAATAAAATATTAGGAACTCTCAAAACAAAAGATTATGTAGAAAAGGGTGAAGCTACATGTAGAAACGCCAAAGCAGTCCAGGATATATTCGATAATAAAAAACTTACGTTTGCTAAAAAACTAGATCTTATCAATAGATATATACCTGGTATAAAAGACAAGATGAAAAATGATGATATTTTTGAATTCATGCAACACAAGAATGATTGGCTCGAATTTGAAGTTAAATTATGCAAAGAGTATATGGCTTCTATTGGTGTAGACAATCCACTTAAAATTAAAAAATTTGTAAGTAGAATGCTTAAGCTAAACGACATAGAAATCGTAGTAACGCCAGCTGCTAAAACCTTCTACGACGATAAACCTAAACCTAGAAGAAGAAGAAGTTCATCGAGCTCAATCCAACCTAAGGCTAATTTGATGGTCAAGAGTAATTCTGCTAGTTCCATTGCGCCCAACCCAAGAAGATCCAGTACAACTAAACCGAGAAATTCTAATGTAGAAAGACCTAGTCTGGCAGTCAAGAGTGATTCTGTTAGTTCCATCGTGCAAAGAAAATCTAGTTTAGTAAAGAGCGATTCTGTTAGCTCCGTCGCAAGAAAGTCTAATGCAGGACGAGCCAGTTTAATAGCAAGGAGTAATTCAGTTAATTCACCAATCAGATATTCTGTAATGATGGCCGACACTCTATCAGAGAGTTCCCCTATTAAGAAATAAAAAGTAAAGATGACATCCCGTTTTGTATAGTAAGCCAATTATGATTCCTTGCGAATATATACAACCTGTTATTCGGAGTCGGTGTGCGTAAATCACCGTATAACTCTACAGAATCTAATTTACTAAAATTAAGAGAGCCGGATGGTTCTGATATTTCTGGATATAAACAAAATGGTATACTGTAAATATGTCTATCTGTGTTATTCTTGTGGTCATTTGAACTTCTGAATATCAATTCGTCGGTCTTTTCTGTGTAGTCTTTCCCGTCTATAGAAAGCTTTGCATTTTTCATAATACTATAAACCTTAGTCGATGGTGTGATATTCCTTTTGCTAAAATTAAACCAGTCGTTATTTGCCATACTAGCTTCTTCTATAAAAACCCATAAAATTTCTGAAACAGGGTGATTAAACGGGAGATCTGTTTTAAATACACCTATAGAGTTGTTTGTATCATCCCCTTGAGTGTCTTTATACTGCAACTGTTCTATTAAAATCGTATGAGAATAAGCTTTCATCTTTGCTTTCAAAGCATCTTCTATGAAAATATAATCGCACAACAAGTAAGCATCTTCCATTTTAACTGGAAGGGGTTGAACTGTCCCATCATATATAACACAATCCGAAAACGGTTTGAGTTTTATTATTACTCTTACTTGGTGATAATCTAGTAAAAATAACGGGAGTGCTGAAGAAATCCCTTTACAAAACCAGAAAGGAAGTTTTACGAGATACTTGCTATCAGCGTTCCCAGATATTTTTAATTGATCGGCGTTGCTATATTTACCCAGAAGACTGTTTTCAAAATTGTTTTCTGATGTAAGTTCTTCCCATATATCCATATACAAGCCATAATACTTTGAAATGGTCCTTGTTCCTATTTCTAACTCGACGTAATCTATTATAGAATGGCCAAGATTATTTGTCCACCCCGCATAAGACCCATCTATTTTAGTAAGAGCGGGAAGCTTAAAATAAAAATAAACTTTGCTTAGAAGATCTGCTCTTCTAGGGAATGTGAGAGTTATTTTTTTACCGAAATTTGCATCTTCTATAAAGTATGTCTTAATCCGCTCTACTGCAAAATCACAGTGATTTTCATATTTATTTTCAAAAAAGTTACGAGTCCAGTTTTTAGTAAGATACTTGTCCTGTTGACCTTTAACTTGTAATTTTAAAAAAGATCCGGTCATATGTTATAAATTCAAGAGAAATTTATTTAAATAAATTCCCGAAGTATAAAAAAGAATATACCAGCCAAAATAGAAAGCATTACATTCACGCTTATAGTTTGGTCTGCGATTTCCATATAAGGTATCTTAAAAATCCCCTGAATAAGCAGAGGATGGGTAAGAAAAATCATTATCAAGGTCACCAGAAATGGATGTTTAACCTTTTCAATTATCATATTGACGATTCTAATATTAATGTTTTCGTCACCTTGTTGTGTAAAATGTTCTACGTGTTGAACTTCTTCCTCGTATTGTTCTTCGTCGTATTCTTCTTCGTATTGATGGTCTTCTTCTGAATCGGATAGATCTTCAATTTTTGTAGACATTTACAATGAACGTATATTTTTAAAAAAATAATTATACGAATTTTTAACTTAAAGGGATAACTTTCATATATAGTATAAAAGGAAAATGACTACAAACTCAATCATCAAAGCTGCTAATATCGATACAACAAAGTTTAAAATTTCAAACGTAATCAAGGTTAATAAATATTCTGGAAAATCTGTTTATGCTTCATATGGTGGAGCAATCATGCGAGTTCAACTTCCAAAGATGGACTTGCCTTTCGGGGTTAGTAAATACACGAACCCTGAATCTGGAGACACAAAATACTCTCTCGACCTATCTATGAAAGACGCTGATCCAAAAGTTCTTTCCAATTTTGAAGAGATGGAGAATGTTATCTTGGATTATGCAGAGAAGAATTCGTTGGAACTCTTCAAGAAAAAACGTTCAAAGGAAATCCTCAAGGAATTCTACAAACCATTCATCAAGTATCACGAAGAAGATGGAGAGTTATCTGACAAGTATCCTCCACGTTTTAAAGCAAAATTATGGACTACTGGTAACGAATTCAGCGTCGACGTATACGATTCTGAAAAAATCGATGGAAAATATCCAAAGATGAAGATGACTCTTGAAAACAGTGATGAGGTTATAACTGGCGGAAGCAAATGTGAAGCAATCATTCAATGTTCTGGTCTATGGGTAGTTGGAGACAGTTTTGGTATTTCTTGGTCAGCTGTTCAAATTAAACTTTACAAAAATAACAGTGCTCTCGTTGGTTATGCCTTCCAGGAAGAAGAAGACGAGGAAGAAGTCGATGAATCTCCAGTAGATTCATCTTTTAATGAGGACGATCTAGAAATTTCAGTAAGAACAGAAGAAGATTCTGCGCCTGTAAAGAGAACTCGAAGAAAGCGAGAAGAATTGTAGTTAAACATTACTTGTATATACAAAATAGTTTTCTAAAGATTTATGTCTTCCGAAAATAATTAAAAAAAAAATATCGACAAGTATTAAGATGTTTGCATCATTTAGTAAAAATAATTCAATAATAAAAAATGGCCATGTTCTCTCTAGCAAAATAGACATGGATAATGAAAAAATAACTAGTGTCGCCAATCCTACTTCTGATCAAGACGCATGCACAAAATTTTACTGTGATTTGAATTCTTTGTCTGGTATTCCGATAATCACCGTGACTCTCAGCGGAGTTACGTGGAATCAGGTATTACTAGACCAATTTGGAACCTTCGATATATTAATAAGCAATATAATTAGCGGCGGACCATGTGGAAAATTCACTATAATGAAATCCGAAGCTTCGAGAAATGCCAGTATCCAGAGATGGGGCAGTTCTGCTGCTTCTACTACTTTCGAACGTTTAGAAATGAGATGGCCACCAAACTCCGGCATCGAACTTAGAAAAAATGGATCTAATTATAATGGAAGTTACAAATTACGATACTTCAAAGTTTAAGACTTAAAGATAAATTTTTATTGTATAAAAATGACAGAAATGCATAAAAGTTGTATCATATACTCTGATATCTGGAGTTCTAAAAATGAAATAGAGGCTTATAAAGTGTCTAGATATAGTCATAAAAAATTCTGGTTTAAATGCAATACATGTAAACACTGTTACGAACAAGAGATTAAATCAAAAACACTTGGAGCAGGCTGCCCATATTGTTCTAATCAGAAACTGTGCGGAAAGTGCTAACATTTACTCTCATATATGGAGTTCTAAAAATGAAATAGAGGCTTATAAAGCGTTTATATCATCTAATAAGAAATATTGGTTTAATTGCAAAAAATGCGGCCATGATTACTTGCAATCTCTTAGTGTGAAAACACGAGGTTGTGGATGCCCTTTTTGTGCTAACCAAAAATTATGTGAAAATATACAGTGTCTATATTGTTTAGAAAAAAGC